GTTTGTTCGTGCCCGAATCGAACGAGGCCGAGAGGTAGTCTCGACAGGCGTAGAGAAAGTCCTTGTACCAGAAGAGGCCCAAGACCGGCCCTTGTCCCGGAACCGGCTGGACAGCGCCAAAATTGATGTTGTCGAAGACCGAAAACTTCGCGTTGTAGACGTCTTGGACCGTTCCGTCCAACGACTCCAATCCCACGTAGTAGAGCGTGTAGGTGCTGGTGTTCGCGTCCACACAGGAAACCAGTGGCCCGATGAGCGGTACGTCAAGAACGATCTTGATCGTCACGAGGGAGGTTGCACCAAACGACAGGACGTCCGAATCGACGATCAGTCCTAGAGCAAAATCTCCATAGGTGTTCGATACGATGGCGAAGTTGTTGACCGCGAATTCCCCTACACCCGACGAATCAATGAACGCCTGAAAGGTGGGCACGACATTGGCGGCAAACGTGGGGCTCGTTCCCCCGTCAAACCGCTCGTAGCCTTCGAACATCGAGTAGCCTTTCCGAATGGCTACTTCATAGTTCAGACAGTCGATCATGGACCCCGGATTCACCGTGGTCTTCGGCGACATGAAATCCAGGCCGCCGTCCAGGTTCACGGTCAGCCACTGTGCGTTCTTTTCCATCAGGGGCTGTAGTACAGCGTTTGCTTGAAGAAGAGTTCCGGCAACTGGTCTTGACGCAGTTCGTTCATGACTTCGCTATACCGGCGCTTCGCCATTTCCAGTTTGTTCGGGTTCTCTCTCTGGATTGCCCAGTACCAGATGGCTCGCCAACCAATTGCTGTGTGATACCGAGCAGGAAAAATCGGAATCGACCCGTCCACCGTCAGCACGTCCAGCGTGCTGCGGTAGTTGGTGTTGAAGGTGTAGGAGCCATCCGGCGACGGCCACAGTTCAAAGCTCTTGTTCGGGTCCACCGTGAAATAGGCAGGGAGTCCGGTCGGAATGGGATCACGGTCCCGGTAGCCTCTCCACGTCGAATAGTCCTCATAGAAGACCTTGTTGACCGGCGTCGAGGACAATGCCGGATGGCACGTGATGTACCGCGTTCCGTTCGGGTCGAAAAACGGAGTGAGTATATCCAGCGTCGGAAACGAGGACTGCAGTGTCGTGTAGGTCGTGATCCGCGTATTCGTCGAGAACACGCCCGTCTGGTTCATGAAGTTCCAGTGGGCTTGCTCCTGTTGGATGTCCGCATAGGCCATGTTCACCCACTGAGTAATCTCGTACAGCAAGCCCGTCTGTCCCGTTACCGTAGACGGCGCCGTGCCGGGGAGGGCATCGCCGATCCCCAGCATCAGGTGCACGAACTTGCAGATTTCGAGGTAGGTCACGCCGCTTCATCCTCTTCGACACGGCCGTGCTTCTCGAACTCCGGACCGAGCAGGGCGAGCACTTCAAAACGCAGGCGTTCCTTGTCCCACTTCTCCGGGGCAATGCGGCTGGACAGCTCGGCGTAAATGCCTTCCAGCGCCGCCTTCTTGGTGCGTGCGAAATAGTCGCGTTTCTTGGCTTCCCACTGATACCACTCCAAGAGTGATCCCGGAAGGTGCTCCGTGCCCTTGGTGACACCGTGGTACATGTAGGGATACGCCTGTTCCGAGCGCACCGTCTCGTCACGCAACACGCCCTGCTGGCGGTTCACTTCGCACAGCACGTTGAAGGAATTCTTCTTGGCGTTTTGGATCGCGTTCCAATGGGGTTCCGGAACAGCGGTTCGGACACCATAGGCGATATACAGCGGCGGCCCTTCCCAGCCGAATCCGACGTAATCCTCTTCATGACCCTGCGGACGTTGCAGCGTCACGTCATGGCGACGCCCACCCCAGCGGCCGTTACCAGAAAGATTCGGCCGCTCGCCCGGAGAAGCTTCCTGCGGCACGAACTCTTCCGCCTTCGGCGCCATCAGGCCCATCTTCGCGCGCAGCTTGTTGCGGATGTTCTCTTCGTTGATGTTCGGAGGCAGTTCGACACCCAAGTCCCGAGCCGCTTCGCGCAACTCTTCCTTGCTGCCACCGGAAAACCCGGCTTCTGCCCACTCGCTGTAGTCTTTGCTCATACGTTCCTCGAAAGAAAGGGAGCCCCGGAGGGCTCCCAAGGGGTTACGGCATGTAAATCTGCACGATCCAGTCAATGGTACCGGTCGATGCCGTGGTCGGGCCGGCGGACATGGTGCACAGGAGGTTGTCGTTCGCGACGAACACGTTGTTCGCCACATCCAGCGCCGACTGAGCCACCACGGTCGTGGTCGCCGTCTGCATGCCCGCACTCGCCGAAGCGAACGCGGTGGCAGAGGTCGAGTTACCGAGGCCGAACGTGGCCGTGGTGCCCGAGTCCAAGTCGGGATTGGTCTGCGCCAGATACACCACCTTGGCTCCTGCGGGAACGGAGCAAATGCGGATCACATCCGTGGCGCCAATCGCTGCCGTCAGGGTGTAGGTCGGACGAAGGGTGACCGTCTCACCACGACGGATCGGCAACTGGGCCACCGATTCGTAGGTCGCGTTGATCGGGTTGTACAAGTACTGATTGCTATAGAGGGTAGCCATGGGTCGTCTCCTGGATTACGGGTTGCGGGTGACGCCGCATTCGATGCGGTAGCCCCATTCCTGAGCGGTGATGAGACACAGGTCGTACCAGTCGAACGAGATGTAGATGCGTTCGTTCGTCGGGTCGCTCTTGTCGGCCTCGTCCAGCACACGCGCTTTGGCATTGCCGAAACCACGGGCGCCCTTGCCTTCCAGGGTGATCGAGGTCAGGAAGTGCTTCGCGCAGATGATGAAGGGATACACGTCAGCCGATCCCGAGGACGTACCGGACGTACCGGTCGAAATCAGGGTCGAGGACGACGCGCCGGCATTGGCGAACGGCACCAGTTCCGCCGTGGTGAAGATGCGGACGTTCTGGATCGCACCGAACTCAAACGGCATGCCCTTGCCCGAGGGGTACTCAGCGACGGTCTTGAAGCCCGGCAGTGCACGCAGATCGGGTTCTGCGTCGGTGTGGGCGTACATGTAATACGCCGCTTCCACTGGAGAGGTGCCTTCCTTGTTCTGGCCGCCTTCGGCCTGGTTGAACGGGTCGCCCTTCGAGGCGCGGATCGAACGGATTGCCGTCTGGATACGGCCCAGGGTGATCGTGCCGTTGACGGTAGCGCGGGACGAAATGGCTGCCGAGTTGTAGATGACGTTGTTGCCACCGACCGCGGCGTTGTAGCGGATGCGCTCACGGTCCGAAGCGACAGTGGTCACCATCACGTCCGTGCAACCCTTCACCGCATCGTAGGGATGCAGGTCGTAGTCGTAACGGGAAACGGAGAACAGTTCCGCGTAACGGACCATCTGGCCGGTGTAGTCGGTGTAACCCAAGGTACGAGCGGTGGGGGTGACACCTTCCGTCACCTGGGTCTGCGACAGGTTGATCGCCGGATTGGTCCAGCGACGCAGGTTGATCGAACGGCCCGACTGCATCGGGATCGTTTTCTTGTCGCACGCCTGATCCAGGCACACCTGGGCCGGAGCGCGCTCCAAGACTTCCTTGAGGGCCAGATACTGTTCGTTGCCCGAGTTGTTGGGCCAGTTCTGGTAATTGAGCATTGCCATGAGAGTGTTCCTCTGAGAGTGGGGTTAGTGTCGAGCGGACCGTCGAGCGTTATCGAGGTCATCGCTGAACTTGGCAAACCGTTCCTCCTCCGGACTCATGGCATTCACAGGCTGGCTAGGCGAGGACTGTCTGATTCTTGGGTTGGGGTCTACATCCGGTTTCCTGGATTTGGTGGGGGTGGGTTGCTGCTGTTGCAGTTGGCTCCATGCCTTGGAGAGTTCCTCTTCCTTGCCAAACTGGTCCCACAAGTCCAGCACATCGTCCAGGTTGTCGGACATGCGCTGGCGTGCGAGACGTTCACGGGTACGCGGGTTTTCGTGCGCACTGATCCATTTCTCCAGCACCGGCAGGGTTTCCTGCCAATCCGGACGGAACTGGTTCAGCGCGGCAATATCCCGCGTCTTCTGTTGCTGTACCTGCAATTCCTGCATGGTTCGGAGCATCTGAGCGCGCTCCTCTTCCAGCGTTTGCAACTTCTCTTGGAGAGGACTCACGAGGCCGAGAACGACTTCGGATTCCTCTGGAAGATTGGCTCGCCATGCCTCCAGCTTTTCCTTGGAAATAGCCGGTGGCTTGGCTTCCTGTACGGTTTTCAGTTGCTTCTGCAGCTCTGCTACTTGACGCTGCAGCGGAGCCACGTTCTGTGTCTGTGCCCGAAGGCGGTTTTCGTACTCCCGGCGTTCTTTCTCCCATTCCGTCGCTTTGGCAGCGGCCTGTAACTTCTCGGAAAGCTGCGCCTTGATGTCGTCCGGCAGCGCGTTGAAACCGGGGAACGGTTCGTCGGGAGGAGCCTCAGCGGGCGGCGCTTCGTTGGGTGCAGGCTCAGGCGCTGCTGCAGCCTCAGTAGGCGGCGCAGCTTCGGGCGTGCCTTCCGACAACGCCATAAACTCCTCGTACTTCTGTTCCTCGGTCTTTTCGGTATTCATACGTCGAAATCAGTACCTGCTATCAGGGGGACCGCCTCATCCGGCATGCGCAGGATGGTTTGGTAGGCTTTGTACTCGGCACGTAGGAAAGTGGTTTCTTCCTCCGGTATCCGTGTACACAGTTTTTTCTCAATGGCCGACATGCGTTTTCCGATTTCCTCAACCAGCGCCAACCACACCTTGTCGCCGCGGTCGATCATCAGATGCCGCTCCCGGTCTGCTGCTTGACGGCCAGTTCAGCCGCCGTCGTACGGGCGTCCATCCCGGCCTTCGTCAGCTCCGTATTGGCCTTCGTATTCGTCTCGTGGATCGCCGCCGCAATCTGCTCGCGGGACATGCCGGTCTTCGCCATGATTTCCTGCATGCGTGCCTCAGCCTGTAGCTGCGCGCCCTGCAACCGGGCCTGCGCTTCAGCCTGCCGAGTCTGCTGCTCCATCAAGAACTCGTTGTGGTCGAGCTGACGGCTGATCGCCTGCGTGTTGTGGGCCGTATCGCCGTGGGAAATCTTGGCCTGAGCCAATTGGGCTTGAGCTTCCTGGTTGTCGGCGGTGGCACTGGCCTGCTTCGCCTTCGCCGCAATGAGGTCCAGATTCGGATCGGGCGGCTGGTTCTGCTGGTTCTGGGTGTATTCCTGCTCGGAGTACAGAAGTTCTTCTCGGGGGATATCGAGCAGCATCGAGAAGGCTTTCAGGACGCCGTAGGGCTTTGTCGCTCCCTGAAACGCAGGGTCTTTCGCAATGCCCCAGAAGACCTGGATGTGCTGCGCCTGGATGTCTTTGACGAGGTGAATCGTCTGGGTCGTGGCTACCGCCTCGTAGTCCCCGCGAATATCCTCACGCTCGTTGTAGAGCATGTTCCACCAGACCATCCGTTCAATAATCGGGATGAAGATTTCGTCGTCGGCGCACGCGGCAGCGCGACGTTGCAGGATCGATTTGGCGTTCATCAGCATCGCCAAGCCCGAGGCAGTCTGTGTCGTATCCGTGTTGGGATCGGGCGTCGCCCATTGCTCGGCATTGATTTCCAGGTCAATGAACCGGATCGCCAATTCCAGAACGTCCCGCGCTTCCTGCGCGTTGTTCGGAATCAGGATGGCCTTCATGGCCTCGTCCATCGGCATGTCTTCGGGTGTCCCGTTGACCGCCATCACCTTCGGACCGCGGAACTCGAACTTGCCGTCCAAAGGGGTAACGGAGCCGGCACGATAGAGCATCAGCGCGCCCGAACTCATCGACTGGTTGTGCAGGTACATCTGCAAAGCCGCTTGAACCACGCGGTCCGAATCGCGGCACATGTATGGCAGGGAGTAGCCGAACATCGAGTCGTCCGCCGGGAACGGCGAGAACACGAAGTAGGGGATGCGGTAGTCCTTGTCCAAAGGCAGAGGTTTCGCTTTGAGCACGCACCCTTGGCAGAACCAGATGTCCATGAACGGGGTTTGGGCCAGGATGTCTTCGGCACACTCGCAGTCGAACCCGAACTGTGCTTGGAGCGTCTTCAACTCCTTCGAGGAGATGCTTCCGGTGTAGCGCCACACCCCATATCGGTCGGAGGTGTCCTCCTTGTTGGGCATGTTCTCGTTGCGGTAGCGGATGTTGTCGCCCACCGCGCCCAAGTCAGGGTCTTGCTCCAGCAGTTTGGCAATTTCTTCCCGGTCAAAGCCGGGGCAGTCCGCCAGTTCCCTCAGTTCCCGCTCGGACAGAAGGTGCAGGTAGAACGCGTACTCGGCCTTCTCGACCGACGAAACCATATCCGGGTAGAAGAACCATGGATTCCCCTCACGAATCTCCGGGGTGGGTGTTTCCACCATCACCACGGACATTTGCCCCGTTTCTTGGGAGAAGAACCGCTTCTTCTTGAGCCCGGTCATCGGCCCCATCAGGAGGCCCATGCCTTTACGACACGCATCCCGGACCATGTTTCGGCCAGCCTTCACGAACTTGCAGTCGCGTAGCTGGCTGTTGATGACGTCCTTCATCTGCGAGCAGGAATGCTCCGCCGCAGCGCGAACCATATCGTCTTTGGCGGGATCACCCGTCCCGGGCTCGAAGTTCTGCGGCACGTCCAAGTCCCAAGCCTGATCGTTGGCCGGGAACAGCATGTCTGCGAGGCGCGCTTCCCACAGGTCGGTACGCGCTCGGGTGACTTTCAGGGTCGGAGGGCAGAGGTACTGCGTCGCGGAGTTGAGGTCGGTGGGGTATTGTTTACTCGTCATCACCAATCGGGGGTAACCCTCCAACTGGCGCTCGTCGTCCACCCACCGCTTTTCGACGCTGGCTTTCGCCTTGACAACCGTATCGCACTTGCCCTGGAGCATCCGGACCACCGCCTGCATCTTCTGGCGCTGTTCCTCTTTGGCCTGCTCGGCCGCCTGTTCCAATGCCTTGATCTGGTCCGGAGTCAGGGGAATAGCACCCTCTGGCGTGACAAGCGCCCCGCCTACAATCTCCGGTTGGTCATTGTTTCCAGCCAAATGCGTTCACCTCGTGGGTATTGTCGCATTGTAACCAGTTTGGAAACAATAGAGGCGGTTTTGAACCCTAGCCAAAAATCCCGAAGGTCTGTTCGGCCATCTTTGGCTTCGTGTCACGCTCGACCTGGAGACGAGCACGGGATAGGCCATTGATTCCGTAGCGGAGGCAATCGAGTCTATCGTCGCTGATTTTCACGATCTTCCCGTTCTTGTCTCGCCGGTATAGGCGGATTTCCCTCAACAATCCCTGGCAGTTCGAGAAAATCTTGAGGCGCCCTTCGACCATCCGTTGGAAGATGGCGTAAATCCCCGACTCGACCGATTTGTCCGCGTTGCGGATCAGGAGGCCGAGGTTCTTGTACATCTTGAACAGGTTTTCGCCATCTGTCGGGCTCTTGGCGTGGGAGGCGGTATCAATCTCGCCGGGAATCCAGACTCCCCGTGCTTTCACCGCGGCGGCATGCACTGGCGGCAACTGGCCTTCCATGTAGTGCTCGGACGTCACGTAGACAATATCGTTGTCCCGGTCGTGCGCCAGCCAGACCGCAGCCGTCCGATCCCCGACGTCCATCCCGTAAATCTTGGCGTAGTGGTTCGGAATCTTGATCGGGTCGATGACGAATAGTTCTTCGTCAATCGTGAAGACCTTGCCCTCTGCCAGCGTAGGATCGCCGTACAGGCGCGCGTTTCGCTCGTGGGGCTTGTAGTTGGCCGCCTTCCTGCGACGCTCCTCCTCGTCGATATGGCCTACGTCGTTGACCGTGCAGACCACAGTGGCACGCCCTGACGTCTCGAAATCCGCCATGTTGGCCTCCTCCTTGAACTGAGGCAGGAATTCCATCACGACGTCGGTAATGCCGGACAGGGGGGTAAACGTCTGGATCAGTTGCCCATCCTTGGTGTGACCACGGAAGCGGCTGATGCACTCGGAATAGATGTCCCACTTCGGTTCTTCGTCGAGCCAAATCCAGTCCACGTCCGACGCCTGGAAGGACTTGCGCCCCTCTTCGTAGGACTTGACCACCATATAGGATTCGCCTCCTGTAACGTGTTTGATCTTCACGTAGTCGAGCGAATCAGCCGGCGCGGATCGATACTTATAGTCGATCAGCAACTCGCCGGGGATCATCCCTGTCCCCTCTTCGCCACGCTTCCCGAGCAGAGTAGGCTGCAGGGATTCACGAATAGCCTTGAAATCCTCGCCGCAGGCCCAGGCCACGATAGGCCGAGAGAACTTGTGCCCGGCCCACCAAGCGGGGTACTTGCCGGTCAGATGGGCTGTCGTCTCGAAGGAGCCGGCAATCGATTTTCCTGAGCCATTCGCGCCGACCAGCGCCCGATACGGTTTCTTCGATCCCAGCCCGAAGAATTCCATGTGCTTCGGATACGCGAAGCGGCTGAACTGCCCCTCCTCGGGGAACATCTCGAAGAACTTCCGCAACCGCCGACGCCGCGCCTTCTCCTCTAGGAGCTTAACCAGTTCGCGCTTGGCGGCGATGATGTCGGTCATTGAATCCTTATTCGACCACGGCCGCATCGGTGTTGAACGACCGACACTTAACGATTGCATCCATCCAAAGTGCAACAGCTCCCGGATGGTCTGGACCAAGCCAGCCAGTTTTGATGTGGGCCAATTGCACCGCATCACCCGAGACCATGGCTAGACGTTCTACGCCATTGCTGTCAATGCCAAGGTGAGTCCACCCAGTGGCGCGAAGATTCATCATTTCGTAGCTGGTCACACTCATGCCTCCACTGGCGCCGCTTTCGGAATCCACACCCCGTCCCGCATCACCTTCACCGTGCACCAGACGCAGTTATCGTTTTGCGCCTGCAATGCCGCATCGCCTTGCAGTTCGCAGCGCGGGAAGCCTTGGCAAATCCACAACTCCGATCCGTCATCAACCTGATCGCGAGGCATCAGTTCTTCCATTACGTTCCTCACGTCAGCAACCCACCCGCCTCTAGCGCCGTACGCCAAGCCATCGCGATGATGAACCGCGCCTCGTTGGACTCGTGCACGCCGTCAGCGTTGTAGTCGTAAATCGCTTTGAGGTTTCCGCCACCGTCGTTCAGGGCTGCTACGTGGGAGGTGATGCGCCCGTCTACTCCGGTGATCGGCGAACCACCGTTCCCTGCGATAGCGTCGTTGATGTCCAGCCAGCCTTGGTAAGCCGCACTCGGATTGGTTGCTGCATCCAGCCAGACTTTACACGGAGTGAGTCCCGAGACGTAAATCTTCGCCGTCGAGGGGATGTCAGCCCGAACCGTACCGATCAGGGATTGAAGATCGGCCAGGACCTGGGCTGTCGTAGCCGTATTCCCACCGATCCGCGTCTTGATGTCGTTCAAACCAATCTGCACGATGACACACTGCAATGCAGATTTTCCAGGAAGCGAGGACCACAGGGTCAACTGGTCCGCGATCTTGTGGCCGCTGGTCGCAATGTCGGCCCTGTTGCAGATGAGCCCACCCACGAGAGCCGATACAGAGCTGGCGTTCGGGCGCAGCACAGCGGTGCTGGCCGGCGCAATGGTCGAGTCACCGATGCACGCGGTCATCAAGTGGTCGCGGGTCATCCACCTGTCGATGTTCGCCTTCTGGTCGGCCGTCAGAACCGTGCTACTCACCCGCATGTACACGCGCTTGAAGAGGCCCTTCCAGTTCGCGCGCCCCAAAAGGACGGTGCCGTTGACGAAGGTTCCTCCACCGGCAGGAGAGCCAGTAGCCGTACCCGTCACCGACACGCCACGCTCGTAAATCTTGATTTCGTCGGCAACCGTCGCTCCCGCCAGGTCGAATTCGTAGTAGTCGTAGAAGCACATCGGACTATTCGCCACCGGGCCTTCCGTGTTGCTCGTGGGCAGTACCAGCTTGGGGGCCGCGGAAGCTCCCTTGAGGTAGCCGGCCGGAGGGGTTTCCTGTCCTGCCCAGATCGAGCCAACCGTCGTAGCGTAGTTACCGTAGGCGAAGTACACCCGGTTTGCCGTGACCTGATCCACTTCCGTCAGAACAGCTAGGGTCACCTTGTCGAACGCGGTACCGTCAATGGCTGCGGTCGCCAACTGTTGCGGGGAGCCGACCGTCCAGGCACAAGGCGTCGAGAACGCCGTGATCGGAGCCATCGTGACGTTTGAGACCGTGCCGGCAAAGGACGAGTCAGCGGAGAACTCCAGTGTCGTATTCCCTGAGACCGCCAGCAGGATTTCGATGTAGCTGCCGCCGATGGCTCGAGAGTTGCCCGCGACAGTCGTTCCGCCCGTGAACTGAGGCACACAGGTTCCCGCCGTGCGGGTCAGGAGATAGATGAGCTGGTAGTAACCCGGAGACAGGCTGATCGCTTGGGACAGCGTGGAAGCCACGCCTGCAACCTTCGTAGCAACTCCTGTCGCAATGACCCAGCCCGTGCCCTTGGTCCACACGGTATCTGAGGCGAAGCGACCATTGGAGACCACTTCAGAGCCAAGCGTTCTCGGGGCGCCTCGGTAGACGAACTGGTTGGCCGCTGTGGCCTGAGTGGCGTTACGGCCCATCGGACCCAGGTCTTTCGCGTAAGCAATCGGCTGGCCTGCGGCAGTCACAGGCGTTGTCCCCGCCGTGTTCTGGGCGATGTTCGTCGTGCCTACGAGGTCGAAGATGACGCCCTTGTCGCTCGCCCCGAACGTTGAGGCTGGATCGAAAGCCACCGCGTTGGTCGTGGCGAACGCAGGCGACTGGGCAATATCAAGAACGGGCGTGCGGGGGTAAATGGCGTACAACGTCGGTCACCTCTCGGTTTCAGGCATTGTACGCCCGTGGATCAGTTAAGGTTAACGGAGCGCAGATACCCGCCCGTGATGGACGAGTTCGTTGCACCAGAAGCAGATTGAGCGAACTGGGGAATCAGTGAGCCGGGCGTCGCCGTCACGATGAGCACATTGAACTCAATGGCAATCCACGCATTCGTGGTCGAGCCGTCGATGCTCGTATTGAGGGCCGTGATCGGGACCAAGAGTGCAGTTCCGTTGGCCAGCGAGAACCGGGCGAATCCCGACACCGAAGCTGCTGTCATCGTTCCGCCGGCCAGATCGAATTTGATGTTGTGCGCCGCGTTAGCGATGGAAAGGGTGAGCGCGCCCGTCAGAACTTGGGCCGAATTGGCCTGATAGTCATCAAGCCACAGGTCGCTGGATACCGCCGCTAGTGTCGTGCTGGACTGGGTAGCCGTGTTGGTGGCGGTCAGGCGTGCAGTCATGTGCTTGACCATCGCCAGGTTCAACGCATTCTGCTGAAAGGTGGTGAATGCCTTGTTCAGCGCTTGGTGCCGTGCTTTCCAGGTGGTTGCCATTTCGATTTCCTCGATGTTGTTGCCTACACCCCACTTGGTCTACTAGGACACGAGAGGTGTTACGGTTCGGTCGGCCGGGCCGGTACGGTCAAATGTGAATGCCATGAGTAACCCACACTTGGATAGCTTTGTTCGGGTCGGCCCACCACATCACGCTCCCATCATACAGCGCCCGGCTCACCGCCTGCGACAGCCTCAGGTCGCCCACCAGTTTCAGCGCCTCCCGGCCCGTGGCGAACTCGATGAACTCGCCTACGGAGCTGGGGCGGGGGATGGCTTGGAAGATGAGGTCAGGTCGAGGCGAGAAGAACTCTTCGGTGCTCATGTCACTTCGACCCTTATCGTAAGCCCAAGCTCCGCAGCCGCCTGCTCCAACCTCTCCAGCCGCGTATTGTGCCCCTCGTCCAGTATCCGGGTCACTTCCTGGTCGGCCACTCCGAGCCTGACCGCAAACGCATGCCGGCCCAGCTTCTCACGGTCCATCGCCTTTCGGATTGCTCGCTTGAGCGTGGTTTGGATGTTCAAGCGTTGAAGTCCAGCACGAATTTAGTCATTTCATCCCATTGGCGGCAAGCGTCAGGGTTCCTCTCTCGAATCTCTTCGAAGCCGACATCCTTGGCGAGCAATTCACCGGCATAGTAGTAATGCCTGCACTGCTGGCCCTTCACGACAGCCACGACGAATGACGTGGTCGGATCGTGGGGATGCGTGTAGACGTGGAGCACAAAGCCAGTCGGGTTCACGGCACAACCGCCGCCGTCTTCAATAGCGCCTTGATCCGCTCGTCCAAGTCCGCGTCGGGGATCGAGGTGTGGGCAATCTCAAGGGGCTTGCCGTCTCGACCGGTCAGTTCGGTCTGCTGGCGCTCCGTGTACTCGTCCCGGAACCGGGCAGACATGGCCTTGTTGAGCACCGCGGCGTTCACCGGAAGGTCGCCGCGGGCGCCTTTGTAGTGCATCTCTTCCCAGTGAGCCTGGGCATAAGTGAGCGATTCCTGCAATGCGTCCAGAAACTCCGGGTGGGAATCACGCCACGTGTAGAAGGTTTGCTTCGAGACGCCGAAGTGAGCGGCCATCTGAGTCAAGCTGAGCCCGCTACGCCCAAGCGCTTCTAGCTGGTCGCAATACTCAGGCTTGTACTCACTGGGGCGACCGCCTGCCATTACGCTGCACCCTCACCGCTACTTGCCTCTTGCGGACCGTCCCGCTCAATCACTGCCCGAGCCACGGCCTTGTTCAGTTCCGTGACCGTCTTGGCCTGGACCTTGATGCCGGCGCCTTCCGCGGTGAGTTCCCGGCCATCAATCGACACCCGGATGTTCTTGTCCAGGCCGTCGATGATGGTCTGCGCGATGGACTGGGCTTGAGCCATGGTGTTCATGGGCCTTCCTTGAACTCGAACCGAGTCGCAAATTCCGGCCAGTAGCCGCCCCTGCCAAGAAAGCTTTTCACCGAATCTTTCACATTGGGTGGGACTACGCACCAATGCCCTGCCGGCAAATACCGGATTGGTCCGTCTAGGCCCCAATTGAAAGCGACAAAGGCCGAGTCCTTTTCAGACGGAGTGTACTTGCACAACAGATTTTCGCTGCTCATGCCAGATGCCCTGCCACGAAGGCGATAGCCATCAACAGGCCGCAGCCAATGATACCACCGCCGATCCAAGGGTTTACGTTCCCTGAGCTGCGGTCACAGAAACCCGCGAGGATCACCGCCAAGAGGACGACCAGAAAGGGAATGGCGACCCAATGGATGGTGAAGGTCATGCCTCCTCCTCGTACCTGATCAGATACGCCTCTTCAATCCGGTCGGTTGAAATGACGCCCGATTCGCTGGGTCGGTCGTACCTTAGCCCATAAGCCGTGTCGCCAGTGTCTCGGAGGGTGACCGAGTGAATCGTTGCTGGGACGCCGGGGTTCGACCAGCTTGGGTCGCTATGGGTCACCCGGTCGCCAATCTGGTACTTGCTGGGGAGTTTGTCGGTCATGGGGAGTTCGCCAGTTCAGGGGTGAATTCACCACCTACCCAAACGCTGCCCACTCCGGGCCTTGCGAACCCGTGAGCCTCCCATCCTTGAGCGCCTGTGGTGACCATGGACAGCAACTCGGCATCCGCAAGCTCTACGTCTTCATCGCTGTACCCGAGCTTCCGTAGGGCAACCTCAACCTGTTGCCGCCACTCAGCCTGAGGAACGGCGGAAGGACCACGACTGCCGTAGAAGTCGGCGAGCTTGTTTGCATTCACTAGGTTTGTCATTTCACCAACTTCCTCAACCACATCGCTGCCTGATCCTCAGGGCCGGTGCCGGTCGTTCCGGCGAAGCCTAGGCTGTCCATGAGCATCCCTTGATCGAACGGGCTCTGAGCGCTCTGCCAGCCGAATCCGATGCCTCCGCCCTGACTGGCCCCGTTGCCGTAGTTGCGCGGGCTCATGAGGGGCTGCGGGGCGTTCCCGAGGTAATCCGGAACCGCACCGGAGGCATCCTTGTTGATGACGAAACTGTTTTCCTGGTCGCCCGACGCACCAGCCTGCGATCCTTGGAAGGCGTTGCTGGGCTGGTTGGAATAGTTCGAAGGACCCGGATTGCCCCAGTCCGTCATGCCCATAGCCAGTGCCGCGTTATTGTCCTGCGTCTGAGGCATCGGGCTGTCCGCTACGTGGTTCCGCCTGTCGCTACGGTCGTACAGCTTGTTCGCAATCCCGCGGGCCGCATAGCCCAGCAGCGGGCCGCCTAGGGCACTCCCAAGTATCCCCGCCGCGCCAGCGCCCGCTCGGCCACGCGAGAAGTCGCCAATCGAGGAGTTCTGCATCAGGAAATCGCGGATGCTACGGGGCATTGTCCTGTCCGTCCCTAATTGCCTTGCGGTCATCGTTACACGATTGTACCGCAGCTTTCCACATCAAGCGAGCCAAAATTAGCTCAGGGGCGCAGAAAACGACGGTTGTTCCGTCGTGGCACGAAGGGGTCGGCTCGGTCACCACGATTGGCGCCGTAAGCGCAGGGTCCACGGGCTGCTTGACGTACTTGGTCACTTCGACCGTTTCGGTGCGGACTATGGGTGCCGGAGGAGTGCAGCCGGCCAACGGCACGAACACCAGCAATGCCCAAAGCTTCATGATGCTTCCGCCCTGATTGGGAAGTGCTGCATGTCTTTCGCCTGCACGCCCGAAACCACCCAGCTATTGGCCTGCCAGAACACATCGTAGACTTGCGGTGTGGTGTTGGGGGCCGGCCGAATGACTTTGCCCCAAAACTTGCCAAGCGGGGTGTTTACCCAAACATGCGAATTGTCTGCAAACTGGTCGCTCATTGCGTCGCTCCACAAACGGGAAGTTTTACCGAGTTGCTACAGCGTCCCTTGGTGAGCGCGTCCAAATCCGCCTTGGCCTTCGCAAACTGCGCCTGAGCCGCTACCGTCGCCTTGTTGCGTTCCGCCATGGCCTTCGCCTGCAAGGTTTGGTCGGCAATCCGTCCGGCTTCGCACTGGGCTACCGATCCTTGGAGTGCGGCAATAGTGGACTGGTTGGTTTTGTTTGCCCCTAGGGCGTCGTCGCGCTCGGTTTCAACCGTTTTAACTTTGGCCTCCAGGGTTTTAACCTGCTCGCCGATCTTCTCGACCGCCCGGTTGTAGCCCCAGTGCTCGATGTACCAGACCACCAGCAGCAGCCCCACGACAATCCCGATCACCCTCCACGCCTGCGGGCTCAGTCCCTTGAGGAAACCGAAGACCAGCGTCCAGCCAGCTTTGAGGATTGCGAGGAGTGCCATAGGTCAAAATCTCTCAAATCCGTCCGAAATCATCTTCGTAACGTCTGAAGTGCCTTTGCGCCGGCCCAGCTTGGTTACAGCCATCTTCACGATGACCGTTTCGGTGCTGATGCCACCACCTTCGCCGCTGCGGGTGATTCCACCTTTCGACTTCGATCCCTTCACGGGGTTGCCTCTAACGATGACTTTCATGATGTCCTCTCAGATTTTGGTGACTGCGTTCATGATTAGCTCCCGCTCCAAGCCTCGTCCGGGTCTAGTTCTGCGAATGTATCCAGCGCTTCCTGCAAAGCGGCAGCAACTTCGCCATTGGTCGGATCGGCATACAGACCCGAAACACTGATCTTGCGATGGTCGGTCGTCTGTTCGTCCATGACTCCATTGACCATTCGGGCGGGACGCGGGGTGATAATGATGATAACGGCGGCGGCGCTCATTTCTGCTTGCTCCTGAGTTCGGTTCGGATGTCGCTCACTTCGGTCTGCAAGCGGCTGATGGCATTGTAAAGCTCTTCTCGCGTCTCGGTTCGGCGAGAGGCGCTGTTGGAATCCACCTGCTTGATGGCGTTGTAGATCGCTTCCTGGTCCACGTGGCGCTGCTTGTCCGCGCTGTCCAGATTGCGATTCAATGCGTCGATTTGCGATTCCACGGAACGGATCGTCCCATAGCTCACAATCGCGCCGATGATGCCGGCCGCTCCGAGCGTCACCAGCACCTGCCGCAAATCCTGTCGGGTCGAATCGGTCACTTCTTGCCCTCTACCTTGCTGAGCCGCATGTCGTGTTGCTGGATATAGGCGTCGTGGATGCTGTCTTTGTTCTTGAGGTCGGTGAATTGCTGCTGGACCGTGACCAGTTGCCCGTTAAGCCAGATCACGATGACGATGAGTACCGCCAGCATCACGAGACAGGCGGAAGCGGCTACCGCTCCGATCAGAACGCCCATCCCGCCCGCGTCTACCCTGATCGTCGCCTGCGGGCTAAATGCTCCCTCTCGCAACGCCTGCGAGGTTTCCTGCAATTCTTTCGTCAAGGCTGCCACTGGGTCAGCCCCTTGTTGGCTTTCCGCCGAACATTCCTGCCCAGGCAAGTTGTGCATTGTGGAACTCCCTCCGAAACTCGGCCAGCTCTTTGCGGACGTCATTCAGCGCAGCGGTCAGGGCTGCGAGGTCTTCGGTTGGAGTATACTTTTCAGCGATATGCACGCGCAACTGACCAATAGCGTCCTCCGCTCGGGTGGTGCGTTGGTGCTGGTGTCCGACCAGCAGGAAGAGGAGGCCGGAGACGAGACCCCATAGCCACGTTTCAGGTGCCATCGGGGTTTCCCTCAGTCTTGGTCGGAGTTTCGGTCGTGTTGTTGATGATCTTGTTCGCAGCGCCGCGGGCAGCCCAAATCAGTCCAAAACCGCTCAGGCCCTCGAAACTGCCATGCCCCGTGGCAAAGAGATATACAAATGCCCACGAGCATGTAAAGAAAGCGGCGATTTCTGTACACTTCGGCGCGCTCAGGCGGCCATTGTCCCCGGTCAGTACGTCGCTCAGGTTAATCAGGGAACCGGGCTTGCGAGACGTCCAGATGAGCCACACCGCAGCGGCGATGATTTCTGCCGCCAACATCAGCAGCATCGCCGTCTCGCGGGTGAGCCAGTCAGGCAGCATTCCACATCTCGCACTCGGCCTGACGCCGATTGGTGAGTCCTTGGCTCACGACTAGCTCTTTCGTCTTCGGGTCGCGCAGCTTGTTCCAGCGCATGAATTGAGCCGGCGCGTCAGCATACCGACCTTGATTGACCATCTTGAGCAAGGTACTGCCAGACAGCGCAGGAACGCCCAGGTTGAACGCGAAGCTCACCAGCGCCCCGAACTGGCCGTCCGTCAGCGGAACCGTTACAAGGTTCGTTACGGCGGTTTCGCAGGGCAATAGGTCCATCGAGAGAAAGATTTCCGCCTCGGCTTCAGTTATCACCTGGTTCGGTGAGACGTGCGAAGTTCTTCCGAAACCCACCGTCCAGACGCCCGCATCGTCCTGATAGGCTTTGAGTCGCAAGCCTTCCCAAGCTTTGATCTTGTCCCGAACGAAGGGGGCAATCTGGCGCGCGCTCACCGCTTTCTCTCCCTCCTATAAACGATGATGCCCGCCAGCCCTGTAACGACCAGCGAGCAGCATGTGATAAGGAGCCAGATTTCGTTGTCGGTCATTGGTCCTTGAAGTACGCAATCGAGTGGGCGCAGGTCGAACCGCTACACGTGCTCGTTCCCGGCTTTGCCAGCGTGCCGTTCACGACGTTCAGATAGTACACCGTACCGCGTTGGAGGTGGCATAGGGCATGGGTTGGGTCCGGCTCCTCCGGCATGGCCCACACGATGTAATCCCCGTCCTGACCCGTCCACTGCTTCTTACACGCCGGAGCGACATTGAAGTCACCGGGACACGTAGAAATCGAATAGATTGAGCCATTGCCGGCCGGGAAGTTGCCCGAGCCGCCATAGTTCGTGTCGAAGAACCCGAAGCGTCCTGCGGCTCGCTGAGGAGTATTAGCTAGCACGTTGATCGGCAGGGCCAGATACTGATTCGCGTTCACCGCAAAGGTCGGGGAGCGGTTGCCTACCCACGGGAACGGAGTCGGCGGTTTCGTGTAGTCGATATTGAAGACCTGATCGGCCGTCAAGAGCCCCGACCCGCCCGGTTTGGCTGCACTGGAGCGTGCGTTGGTCGTTTGCTGTCGGGACGGATAGGGCGGCGTACAGGTGCCGGGCGGATTCACCGGAGGGTCTACGGGAGGCACGTAGCCTGGGCAGCCGACTCCGAATGAGCCCTTGGCGCTCAGGCCCGGAGAAGTCGAGTAGGTGTCCGCGTTGAACGTGCAAACGCCCGTGCTTGTGGTGAGCAGGACCGGCGTGGTACAGGCGGCGACAGAGGACAGAACGGTGAGCAGTACGGCAAACAGGACCAGCAGAGTGCGGCGCATTGGTGTCTCCGAAGTGAAGGGAAGACTAGGCGCGGGGATCGAACCCGCCTTTTCCTTCCGGACTCGAACCGGACTGGCACAGTGTACCAAGACCACCTGATTCCTAGTCGCAACACGCCAAGTCACGGAGCAAAGGTCTACGCAGTACATTGCGGGCTCTCTACGAGAGTAATCCCCGCCTTGGCTGCTCGTGGTTTCCCTAGGCCAGAAGGGCGGCACTCACGGCTTATCCGACCTGTTAGGGACAGGCGGCCCTTGTGTGGCAACCCGGGGAGGACTTGAACCTACCTCGCTCGGAGTCAAAGTCCGATGCTCTACCAGTTAAGCTACCGGGCTAGTGAATTGGAGAACCGTATGGGTTTCGATCCCATCTCAACGGGGTGAAGGCCCGTTCGCCACACCAGCTGCGTCACGGTTCGTGGAGCGGACTACGTGAATCGAACACGTCTCATTGGGTTGGAGGCCCAAGACCCAGCCACTAGACCAAGCCCGCAAAAGGATGGTATCGCCCATCCCAAATCGAAGCGCCGGACTCTCACCGGAGATACAACCGCACCCCGCGCGAGGCCAGCGTATCCATCTCACGTCTGGACGATTCCACATCCACACACGTCAGGCTTAGGATCAGGCGTGAGTCTTACCTCTTCCGCTCCTGCTTCTTCGCCTTCCGCTGGACCGAATACGCGATGGCAACGGCCTGTTTTACGGGCTTTCCCGCCTCTTTTACCTCCCGGCGTACGTTCTCCTGGAAAGCTTTCTTGCTCGGCGAATCCATCAATGGCATGGCGGGTTCCTTGGTTGATCGTGGTGGCCGGCGCTGATCCCGGCATTGCTCGTGTTCGCTGTCAACCTCGGTATTGTGAGCAGCCCAGCAGCGCGGATCAGCCTCCGCATTCACCACGAAATCTCAATGATGCCTTCTGGTTTGCTATAGCTAAGTCCAGCATAATGCGCATTAGAGGCTGGTGGTTCGCTACAAGGCTTCGCCCCCGGTTGGGCTCGCGAGCCAGAAAGCATCATTCAGATTTCACGAATCTTTCAAGGTAGGCGGCTAGTTGGAGTTAGCTGCCTCACGCAGTCGGCCGACTTCTAGCTGCACCTTTCGGTCTAACCACCTACCTTCAAAAATTTCCGCTTACCGTAGTGCGGAGATGCCACCGGACAGGGGAGGTCGGGTGCACCGGCTGCGCTCCTTTCAGCGCTGTTCGCCTCTCGGCGATCTTGGCAAACACGTCGCTGAGTTTGCCATTTCCGGCTAGCTTGGGGATTGGCGCCGGACACCTAAATCTCGCTTCCTTTTTACCGCTGCTGACCTCGCAAGTCAACACATTTGTGTGGGGTTCAGCGCGAACGAGAAACCTTCACTTCAGGACTGCACAGCGCCTCTGACATAGCCTCGACCTGAGACTTGCCAAGTTGGATGAGGCGGTCGTAAGTGGCAGGCCCGAACTTCACCGTCACACCTTCGTGTGTCGTACTCTGAATGCGCGTTTCGTCTGGCAATCCCGCCGCCCTCTTGACGGACTCGCTACCGATGCACGCCTCCCAAACGGACAGGCATTCGCGCTCGCTGAGTCCGCAGGCTGTCATCTCCGCCGAAGCCTTTACCATCCTAGGCGTGCCACAGCGGATGGCGAAGATGCGCGCCTCAAGGTCCAGCAGTTCGCTTTGGAGTATTCGACCCATGACGAATAGCGTGCTGCCATCAGCGTCCCGCTCGGCGACGTGCCGCGTTCTGGCCATGACTCGAATGTCACGCTCGATGGCTGCCAAGCTGTCTGGCTTAAGCTGGTTCACGCACTCACCCCCTCCGGCCGCCACAAGCACTCCGACCACTCGACCACCTTGTTGCCGTCGTAGAGGATGGGTTCGATATGCTGGGCGCGCAATGCGAATCTGTGCCCCGATATTGGAGAGGTGCTAGAACGCCACAGATCGGGTCGTAGGACGTATGCCGCTTCACCAACACGTACTCGCCCTTCCAATACCGGAGGATCGAAGGCGGCCCACGCTTCGATTGCTTCGATAATCGCTTCGCCGCCGATAAGCTCGGGGACTTCACACCACCTGATCCTCACCCGCTGCCCAACGTGGAAGGTGGTCATAGCGCAGCCCTCTCTGCCTCTATCGCTGCGTCGAAGGCGGCCAGGACTTCTGCGTGAGTGTGGGTGTCGTTGAATTTTCCAAGAAAGCCGCCAACCTCAGACCTGAGCATCCGGTACGCTCTCGATTCAACGCCCGCTCCGAATACCTGCAGCGCCCCAAAGGTACACCAACAAACAGCATGCCTTGATGTCGCCTTAACCGTGTTACCTAGAGAACTTCTGGCAAAGCTCCGCTGCGTCCACCGCTCCGGCGCCGAAACAAGCTCCCTCGCCTTTACCAAGACATCCAGCGTATTCATTTTCCCCTCTCCGCTTCTATGGCTACATCGAAAGCCGCCAAAACCTCCGCGTGCGTATGGTGGTCGTTGAAGTGATCCGGAGCAGTTCCCATGGCGCGCGTCAGCATGTCGATCGCCCACACTTGGCACCAGATGTTCTCGGAAGCTCCCGATCTTTCAATAGCACCTACGCTGCACCAGCGCACGGCACCTCGCGAATCCGGGTCGGTCTTCTTCCCCGACTTCATACGAGCCAACGCGCCGCGAGCCCAATGGTGCTTGGACGCTATCAGCTTCCTCGCCCTCACCAATACCTCAAGCGTGCTCATCTTTCCTCCGCTTCTGTTCCTTCCGTATCCAGTTTGCCTCGCGCTGGACGGAATCTAGGATGCTCTGGACTGCCGCAATCTCGGCGTCCACCTCTTTCAGCCGGTGCGTCAGTTCGGCGTCACTCGCCCTCTTGATCGCGCTCGGTTTCACGAATGCCCTTCACTGTCGCTAGAACGATGCCTGCCAGCCCGCCGAGTGCCCCTAGGCCCATCACGCCGGCTAGGATCATGGCGCCTGTGCACCACGTCATGGGCGGCGCTCCAAGGTTAGTTTCCACGCCTGTCTGTCGGCATGCGCTATGCACATGTGGCTAGACATCGGCGATTGCCAAAGATGGTCCAGCAGCTTCGGTTCCTTTTCATGCCAATACCACACGCCGGATGCATCCATTGCTAGGTAGCTGGCCCATTCTGGCGCGTCGTCCCAATCCGGCTTCATAGCTTATCGTCCTTCTTCGTCGGCATCAGCCAGAGAACGAAGTCTTGAAGTTTCTGGATGATGAGTCCACCAAGCAACAAGACTACGATAAGACCAAGGAAGCCTACGAAGATGGCATCATTCAAAGTCCAAATGAACATGGCTAGTGCGCCTCGAAGTTGTCAGAAAAGATCGGCTCGGTAGGGTTGCAGTCTTCGGCGTGAGCACTACGGACCACGACGAACACCACAAGGCACTCTAGGAAAAGGAACGCAACGAGGAATCGCAAAATCCACTTCACTCCCAATCCTCCGGGTAAGGCGCCTCTTCCGGCTCGCGGGGCTTGAACCAGTAGCCCTCCGCGTCAAGCTTCCAGCCGAACCGGGTTAGGTCGAAGGGGGAGCGTTCGGTTTCGGTGGTCATGACGCGCGCTCCAAGCTCTTGAACATCGCGAAACCGCCAGCCCCAATCAGCCAGATAGTTGCCCAGATTCCCAGAACTTGGCCGAACTCCTGCGTCCCGAACTGGTAGCCGCATGCAACTGCGATCCACGACCCAATCCACTGCGATGCGCAAAACAACAACATCAAATTCGCCGCGATCTTCACCGCCCGTACTCCTCTCTCGGAACAAAGTGGTCGCCGCTGCGGACGTAGCACTCGGCGTGCAGAACCTTTACTTCTCGGCCAGTTGCTTCGCCATAGTCATGGCACTTCTGGATACGATCCAGCTGCACAAGTATGTTGAGTACCGCAGCGCTAAGCAGTACGAAAACGCATATTGCAGCCGTGGTTTTGGAATTCATACCCTCACCCACTCCTTCCGATACCCCACCATCTCAGCCCAAGCGGCCGGGATGCCCCGCTGGCTGCGCAGCACGTCGCTCACGAATTGAGCCGATACGTGCATCTTCGCAGCAAAGGCTTGCTGGCTCCCTGCCGCTCTGACGTGTTTACGGAGTGCGGCGACTACTTCTTTATCGGTGATATTGGGCATATGGCCTGTCCGTTGCGGATGGCCAATTGTCAGCTTATCGGCTGAGACTTGTCAAGCGGCTTCGATCCAGATTCTCGTCTTGGATGCCTTGCCCGCGACGTGCTTCACTTCCAACGAGGTAACACACTCGCTGTTGTCGTCCACGATGATGCCTAGGCCGTAGGGGTGGCGCTTGCTGGGAGGCTGTAGGGCGTCTAAGAGGACTTTACTGCTGGCATGCAATCCATCGGCGTCCGGCTCTTGGGTACTCACCCGCTCAATCCGAATCCGGCACTTCTTCAACGGACGCTCCGGGAGCTTGCCCCCCAGCGCTGCCCATATCTCCGTCGCTACCTGTCGCCCGAGCCTGCCACGCTTCGCCCAGTGCATGCGCTGCCACACGTTGAGGGTCGGGGTGCGGATCGGAATCTCGGCGTAGATCACCGGTTCGGCGTGGACAGGCAGACGTAGACGCCACAGTTGGCAGAGGTGGCGTCCTTGGTCACGGCGTACCTGGGACCGCCTTGGAGCGTCACAGCGGGGCGCGCGACCGTCAGGGTTACCGCTGTCGAGTCAGAGAACGAGAGGGCCTTGTAGGTGCCGGTACCGTTGCTGTCGATGAAAAGAGTACAGGTTTCAGCCCCGCCAAGTCCGTCCGCACTCACCGTCACACTGGGACTGTCGCCGGTCTCGAACGGGGTCTTTGTGGCAATTCCCGTGGTTGTCGGCGCAATAATGGTTTCGTACTGGGCGGCCATCGGTTCATCCTGTGGGCGGGGCTGGCTGAAATTTTACCGCCCCGTCGCCCGAAAGTACATTCGACAGTTGGTCGATTTCCCGCCCTTCCCCGGTTTCAGGCTAGGCTTTGGCCGGGTGAGCATCTGCGTCCGGGTCGTCATGCCCTGCTGGAGGTACTTGCGAACGGTGCCAATGTCCAAGGCCGTGACGATTTTCGCCACTTCCGACACCGTCCGCTGCTGACCCTCGAACTCGTAGGTCTTGACGGTCATTCGATCACTTCGCGGTAGTGAACGGCGGTGCGATTGGCTTGGCATCCTGTCCACTGCTTGGCTTCGGCCTGGCTATTGAACACGGCATATCCGTCCTTGCCGAACTCGTTCACCCAAATATCCCGCGGCTCCGGCTTGATGCGGTAGCTAGCTTCTGCTCGCCAGAAGCTGGGGAACGTCCACTCGATCCATTCGCCCGACTCTGCATCCTTGAATTGTACAACCTTGTCCTCGCTGTACGCCCGCAAATATTCAGATACGATTGCAGCCTCTTCTCTCGTCACAACCCTTCTCCTAGTTTCGGTACAAGTCCTGCGCCGCGTGCTCGATTTCGTCGGCGAAGTCGTCGAGTGGAATTCCCATGTCGAACACGCCGACCAGCCCCGAAGGATTGGTGTGATGCCCGACCCATATTTGCAGCCTGTCCCCGCGCGTAACAACCCTCACTTCCTGCGGGCGCTTTGACAGCGATGTCCAAGCCTTCTGTATCTCGCTTGGGGTGAAGTGGGTGCAGCGGCGGATGGTCATGGCGCATGCTCTCCACAAATGACCTGGGTAGCCTTCAACGCTGCGTCTGCATAGCCCGCGTCAACTACGTCAATAGGTGCCTCTCCGTTGAAATGAGGGTTTGGCGTCAACAGCCACAAATGGCCTGCCACCCTGCCAAATCGCTTGCATGCGAGATTGCGCATCTCTTCTACGATCATGGCATCCGATTCCTCTTTTCGTGCCGCATCGGTTAGTGCCTGGATATCGCTCATTTGCCGTTCTCCAAATCCCGTATGCAGCGCTCAAGGTAGACGGCGAGGTCCATGCTCTCGGCCTGGGCGTGTCGAAGAAAGGCAGCCTGCGATTCTTTCGAGTCAGCTACCGTACAACCGTACTTCGCCATTCCTTCCACTGACCGCTCCAACATCTTCGCTCGCACTGATTCAACGCAATCGTCGATGTATGGCGCTAAGTTGCTCAGGTGAAACCAGTAGGCGCCAACCTCATCACTGAACATAACGCAGGTTCCACCTTCGTAGACGCGGCCGTTGACCACTCTGCCAACCTGTCCAAGTCTCGAATGCCCACTCGGCCCAACGGCGATAACCTTCTGCCCTATTGCAAACGTCATCTCACTCTCCAATCAACTCCGCCTGCCGCTCCACTTCCTCGGGAGTCAGCGAAGGCCAGTAAGTGTTACACAAGTGTCCCACAATTCCTTTCCAAAAGACACCGAATTTTGTCTCGTCCATCTGGTCGAACGATAGCGATTGCGCCTCTTTGATCGTGTGCTTTCCCAACTCGCCCAGGTCTATCTCGCGGAAGTCGCAACACACGCCAGAATCCAGTTGCAGTTTCTTGAGAACGTCGTGGCCGTCCAGCCCCGTGAACGCTTCGATCTGGTGAGCCACGAGCAACCCCAGTCCATGCGCGAGCCGGAAGAACTTCGGGTTGCGCGGCTTCGACAGTTCCAGTCGCCACTCCGAGCCGTTCGTTACCTTGCGATCCCGGAGAATCCTGCGGTCAATGCCCGTCTGCGGGACAAAGGCCGCCACCTCCTCGCCGGTCGCCGGGTCCACGAGCTTGCGGACCACGGCGAAGATGCGGGGGCGCTGGGGTTTCTTGGGTTTCTTTTTCACGCGAACATTCTGCCCTGCCGTTGCGCGTCTTCTATGCGGCGGCAGGCGGCCTCAAACATGGCCGGGTCTTTCTCGATCCCAACGAAGGTGATGCCGCGGCGATTGGCGGCGATGGCGCTGGAGCCGCTACCCAGGTGCGTATCCAGTACTCGCGAATCCGATCGAAGGTAGTTGTCGAAGATCCACTCGTAGAGTGCGACCGGTTTCTGTGTGGGGTGTATGCGTGGCTCGTTCTTGGACTTGTCGCCGCCGTACTGCCCCTGATGCATGCCGTTCCACACGTAGCGGAACACGCGGACCGCGCCCTCCATCGAGCAATAGGCAAGCTCTGCATCGGCGAACGAACTCTTGCCGTTGAGCTTGTCCCACACGATCCAGCCAGGGCTGGCGGCGTTGAAGCGATCGGCGAAATGATTGGCGCCCCAGATGATCTGGTGGCGGGCAACGCGGCGCAGATGGGTGAAGTATTCCGGCTCCGGTACTGACCACGTTGGCAGGCTGTCGTAGTGCTTAGCGCGCTGGACACCCAGGCTGGAGAAGCCTTGCCCGTAGTAGCCGGATTTGTTGGGGCCATCGAAGTACGGCGGGTCGACGCAAGCCAACTCGAAGTCGCCGAACTGCATTGCCGGCAGCAGGTCCATGCAATCGCCCAGGTACAGCGTGGCGTTGCCGATGACGACGGGCTGGGTCACTTCCTCCTCTTCACCTTGGCAAAAGATTGAACCTGTAGCTCGGCACGCTCGTAGGCGGATCGTCCCGCCGCTCTATCGGGAACCGGTTGAACGTCAGCAACGCGCCCGATTTCGAGCGACCGCTTTTCGACTTTGGCGTACGTCCCGACGTGGAGCCGGCGACCTGTGTTTTCGTCTGCGAATCCTGCAACGGTGACATCGAATTCTCCGAGTTGGGTGAGTAGTTCGTCTAGGGGCTGGATGTTCTTGTGGATGTACTTACGGAGGCTGCGTTGCGGGTTCATCATCCCAACCTCGTGGTAGTAATGGGCGTGGTGTGTGGTCTTGTTTCGCAAGGTAGTGGTAAGCGTCAGCGTCCCACCAAAGCGCAATGGCTGGCTCACCGTTTCCGTTGCGGGTGTAGTTGCGTTGCTTGGAGCAGGTGATGCGCACGTCCGGCTTCTTGGCCTCTTCCGGGTCCATCGGCTGCCGGGTCATGTCAGCCTCTTTCTTCTTCGCTTCTTTTGCCTTGTTGCGCCACACCGTCAAAACGGTACTGGCCAAGTCCGTGATCGCACCGGAACCCTTGATGTCCATCTTGTCCGGCTGGCCGTGCTCGCTGTTGGTCTTGCGAATGTGGTGTACCAGCCAGACATGGCATTCCTCGTCACGGCAGAAATTCGCCAGCGCCAGCGCCAATGCTTTCTGTCCTTGGTAGTCTTCCTCTCCGATGCCCAAGCCAGTCAGATTGTCGATCACGAATAGCTCGATGCCGTAGCGACGCCGCGCGTAGCGAAAGACTTCCAGCATGCGTTTCCAATCCGTCGTTCCCTGCGCGTCAAAAGCCCACAGGGCGCCGTCTCCGAGCCACCGGACGATGGCCTTTGCGTAGCGCTCCGAAACGTCAGAGCGGGCAGCAAACTGGCGCACAAGCCGTTTCAGCCAGCCTGCTACCTTGAACTCCAAAGAGGCGACGCACACCCGGAACCCATCGCGCATCGCAGCGGCAGCCATGAATCCCACGGCTTGCGATTTGCCATGGCCGTTGATTCCCGCGATTACCGTCAATTCACCAGCCCGGAACACCAAGTCATCGCCGACCTTTTTCCAGGGCGTGCGGATGCCAGACTCCGGGCCTTGAATGGCGAACATCGCCGCCACCTCGTCCGCGTAGTCGCCAGCACTTTTCAGTTCATCGGGGTCCCGGGGCTTGGCCTTCAAAACTGCCTGCTGAATTGCCGCACGACTCACCCCATGCTTGACGCAGGAATTGATGCACTTGGCCCCAGGCTCGGCAGGCAGCGGCAGTTCGACGACTGCGCAGCGTTCTGGCCCAAGGCGTTGCATAATCGCATCCGACGCCTCCTTGCCGGCCGCATCTTGATCCAACGCAAGGTAGATGATGTCGAAACGGGCAAGCCGGTCGTAGTCGATTTCGATCCAGTCTTGTTTCCCTTTCCCGCCGCCACCGAACGGGATCGACAGCGCAGGGAATCCGTAGTCCCACCACGCCAGCGCTTTCAACTCGCCTTCGCAAATCACGACCCGGCGAGCATCAGCGGGGATGGCGTGCCAGCCGAACAGCACCTTGGATGCGTCAGTCGCCGCCCAATAAAAGTCTTCGTTGAGCTTGCGGAATTTCATTCCAACAAGGTCGCCGTTCGGCAGCAACAGCGGGAACCCGACAACGTTTGTCCCTTGGCTCACCAGCTTGTAGGCAGCAACCGCTTCGGGAGACAGCTTGCGCTCCTCGCGCAGCCAGTGTATCGCGCCGGGGCCAAGCGGACGCACGCCTTCCGGACGCGGGATCACCTTCGCCTCAGGGCGCTTGCCGGTTAGCTTGACGTCACGAATCCCAAGGTACTCTTTGGCCTCCTGGATCGCGGTGTAAATGTCGCAGTTCCGAGCGGCCTGCCATAGCCCCAGCAAGTCGCCCGCCTCGCCGCCGTTGAACTCGCCCCAGAGCCCCGCCTTGCTGCCGGTCAGGTGGATGGAAACCGATTTGCCGGGGCTTCCGCTCAGGTCGCCGTAGCAAAGCTCGTGGCCCTTTCGCTGCCCCTCGCTGCCCAGCAGGTGCTTCGCCACTTTCTCGGCCTGCTCAGCCAACCGCTCCGCAATCTCGCGCGCCGTGACCTGCGACATCAGATTTCCCCCGGCATGGGCTTGTATGCCCCGTTGGGCTGCGGCTTGGCGTCGGAACGCAGCGGGAACACATCGCGCCAGCCGTTACGCGTGGACTGGTCCAGCACCGCCCCAGGCTCATGGCCGCCGGCTCTCAAGCGCTCCAATTCGTTCAGGACTAGTTTGCAGGCCCTTGGCGTCAACTCATGCCGGGTCTTTTTCCGCATCTCCACGAATCCATCCCAGCTTTCCAGGGGCACCCAATCCGGCCGAAGATCGAACAAGGCTGGCGAAGCCGGCGCCTTTGCTTTTTCTTTCTTCTTCTCTTCTCTTCTCTTCTCTTCTCTAGGTAACGCATCTATCGTTACCTCATCGTTACCATTGGCGTTAGTTTTTTCCTTGTGCGCTGCCACCCGTTTTGCTGTAAGTGCCCGATTCTTGGCGGTTTTCCCATTGTGCCTGTCGAAGTTGGGTAGGATCAGGTTCCTGTCCTTCTCAATCAGCCACCCAGAAAGTGCCATCGCTTCCGCAAACCCGGTAACGCCAGCATGTCGATCTAGTAACGCGAAAGTAACGCCAGCAGCGTTACCGTTTTCGGTGTGTTGATCGAACCACCGCCAGATGCGAATGAGCTTTCCGACAACAGCATCCGAATCGATCCCAAGGATTCCAGCAATCTGCCAGACCTCCGGTTTGTCCGGAAGGTTGACCTCTACTTTGATCCAGTCCCCGGACATTCAGTGGCCCCGCAAGTCGAACGTAGCGAAGACCCGAGCCACTAGCCCGGCGCGAACGTAGCCGTGCATGTAGAGCCAGATTACGGTGATCTTGATCCAGCGGCGCATCACTTCGGCCCCGCCAGCAGCTGGTACTGCTCAACCGGGCTCAACGAATCGACGTACTCTTTCAGCCTGCGTTGCGCGGCTTCAAGGTCTTCGGAGGAGTGACTGCGGTCACACTCGGCCATCGCCTCACAAAAGTGAGCAAGGGTCCGTTCTTTGTCTGGCAGTGGTGTCATGGGGATTTCGCCGTTAGTCGCCCGTTAAAGTGGCGCCAACCCCAACGGGCGGAAGGCTGTCCCCAGGTAGCTACTCCCGGGTAAGGCGCCGTGACATTGAACCGCACCCAACCAGCCTCGTCAAGCGGTATTTTGGGGGGTCAGATACCCATTTGGGCGAACGGATCGGGAGGCCCTGATACGACCGTCACGCCGACGAGTCCGCCTAGCCGCTTCCATGTCCCGCGGACTCTGTGCTTGCGCTGATCGTGCGGGATGAAGAATCGCACCCGCACGCCCTTGGTTTTGTAGAAAGCCGTGTGCGCCTCGGCATAGCGCCGACTAAACGGCTGCGGCTCTCTGTTACCGAATTTACAGCGAAGGTTCCAAATAACAACCGGGTGATCGGCGCTATACGTGGGATTGCGCTTGCTGCTCGTGAAACCTTTCATGGAAGTTTTCCAGTTGGCCAGTCCACGCGCATCAAGTCGTGGATTGCTTCGTGCAACGCACCGTTGTCGTCCAGCTCGCCGATATGCGGATAAGCGATGCGCATCAGGTTGCAAATCTGGTGGGCGCGTACGGCCAGTTTCCGAACTTCCATCCATGCGGCATATTGCTCTGAGGCCAAATCTCCCAAGATTTTGGCGCCCGCGAGGTCCGCCGCGTCATTGGCGTATCTCATGTCGAGCCACCTTCACCAGGAAGCGGCCCCAGTGCGGCCGCTCGCTTGTTCGCAGCAACCAATGCGTTATCGAACGCGTCACCTCTGCCGAACACATGAAGTGGGTGAAGTTCCTGAATCTGTTCTGGCAGAGAATGCCAAAGCTTCCGCTGCTCCTTCGCTCTGACAAGAGTCACGGACCCGTCACCAGAACCATCAGCAGCTTGCATGCTGAAGTCGGCAGAGCATAGTGCCCAGCCGGCGGGAATCTTTTTCTCCTCCTTCAAGGCTATGGCGGCCTGCACAATTTCGGCCAGGACGGAACGATCCGTTTTGGATATAAGGGAGGCACATTCAGTTGCGTTCATTTTTCACCAAATTCAATTAAGGCAATTGCCTTTTTCAGGCAATCCTGCGCCAGGAAGACTCGGCCAGGGTCATTCTCAGAATCGAATGAAATCCAATCCAATTCTTCGTATGCCTTCTGAAGCAAGGGCAGAATCTTTTCGATATGGTCTTCGGCCATAAATCTATCCCCCGGTTAAAATACGATTCGATCCTTGTACACTACAAAATCGTTCACCTCCACCGCGTAGTTCAGGTGCGGGGAGCTGTCATCGTTCATGTACACAGGAAGATTCGGATCGACTTTTTGTAGTTCTACAATCAATTCACCAACGGTCATGGCTCTATCCTCGGCGGCTTCAAGCGAAGCCAGTGCGTGATTCGCTGCTTATCGCCTATCGGGCCTGTATCGTTCTCAAAATGGTCGCCATCAGGATCATCCGGGTAAGCGATCCAGCGGCAAAAATCAGCCTGAGACGCGTCATACTCGCGGTAGTCGTCGTCTTCTCCAAGGGCTATGCGAACGGCATCCACCCAGCCGATGAATTCGCGGCCATCCTTGGGGGCGGTGTCGATGGGCTCCCACGGCGGCGTCCAGCCTAGTTCTATGAGCCGCTCCGCATCAGTCAACGTTTCAGTTTCCATGGGACTCCTCCTTAGAAAGCAGCCTCAGAACGAGGAATCTGCCATTGCGGTTTTGCTCCACCGTCAAACGCAGTTTTCGCCCTGAGTTACGGAACGCCAGCAAATCGTTCATACTCACCAAGAATTCGGGCTTTTTGCCAAGCTCTCGTTCCAGATAAAGCAAATGGGCTGCCATGGCGGTCAAGATGGCTTCATCGAAAGCAGCCTGTGAGCACTTCACATTTTCGACAGGATTACTCATCGCGACGGGATTCCTTCAATCATCAGGCATGCAGAAAGTGCGTTTCTCAAAGCATCCATATCCGTCTTGGCGGATTCACCGACACGGTAGTGGGCACTCGATCTGAGGTCATCGCCGCATACGCCGCACACGTCGATATTTTCAACGCCGGCCTTGTGCGTGTGCCGGTTCATCGCTACCTTTCTGGCCGCGATCAAAACGTCGTAGATGACGCCCTGATCCGGATTCCACGTAATCATCTTGTCCCCAAGTCGATGCAGGGCATCAATCTGCCGCTTGTACTCATCGGTTGCGTGGATAGCGCTACGGCTTCTTTCGGTTCGTTCGTTTCTCACTTCCCTCTCCCTCTGTACGTCTCAGGCGTTGCGCCGAAACAAATGGTCGTACCCAATGAAGATCAGGCGCGCCTTGATGCATAGCGGCTCGTAATCTATGCAGTACCCGTAGCATCGCGGGTCAATCCCGATGGAAGCTATGTCCTCGTACATGCGCTCGATACCCTCGTATAGCTGCTCGATAGCTTTCGTCCGATAATCCACCATCGGCTCCGCAAGCACGTCCGCACCGGCAGTGTCGAAGTAAGCGCCGTACGTTTCAACGTGCTTCTTGAGGTCAATCATGCTTCCCTCGTCCCCAACCAGTCCACCATGCCCGTGGCGATGAGTTTGTCGATACAGCGGGCTGCCCAATCGGGGGTGATATTTTCCAAGGAATCGGGTACTTTTAGCGCATAAAACAACTCATGTGCATCGCCTGACCCCAGGTCAAGCAACTTGCTTGCAACCCCTATGGTCTTGGCCCTTCCCTTCCCATACCACTGCAATGCAGTTCCGCCGATGCAGCAGATTGTTCCACATGACCTTTGGTCAAGCCAATGAAGCATGTTGAATCTACTTACACCGCCCCGCTCCGGCGCCCCCGCCTTGAGCCAGTCGCTTATCTCGCGCAGGCGTTCGGTGTTCATAAGCCGTTCTCCCCGATAAGGTTGTTTTGCGTTTCAAGTAGATAATCGTCCTGCCCAAAAACCTCCCTGAACCTTCGCGGCTCAAGAGCATAGGACGGACCCATATCGCGCGCCGTAGTCGGAACGCCGCGATGGTGAAAATCACATAGGCCTATCGTGAAATCGTGCCCTCTGCGTTTCTGTCCATGCCTTCCGCCGACCGTCAAATGGTGAATTTCACAGGAAACTCCGGGCATTCCCAGTGATCGGCAAGCAAGGCAGCCGTACTCACGGATGGCATCAAAGCGCGCAGCCTGGGCTTTCGTGGGCGTGCCAGTGGAGCGGCCGGACCTCATGCCGCCCACCCGTTGAAGATGCGCCGCAGCACATAGCCGCGCAGCAGTGACAGGACGGTGTAGATGCAGGTGATGCCGAATGCCGGGCCAACGTGAACCTCGAAACCAAACCACGGCAGCACGATGATTGTTGCCAGCCATGAGACCCCGAATCCGACAGCGGTGCTGGCGATCGTTTCGAGTGCGGAGTGCCTGCGCGACTGACTCATGCCATCGCTCCGAACGCATCCACTTGCCGGCCTTCGTCTTCAGCGATCATCTCGGCGCAACTCCGCAGATTGACCGCGTGCGCGATGCGCGATTCGGCGATGGCGTGGTATTCGGCGGAAAGTTCGATACCGATGAAGCCTAGGCCATCCAGTGCTGCGCCACGGCCCGTGCTGCCGCTGCCCATGAAGGGATCGAGCACCACGCCGCCGGCTGGCGTCACGAGGCGGCACAGATAGCGCATCAGCTCCGTGGGTTTTACGGTGGGATGATGGTTAGCTCGCTCGCCGGGCTCGCCACCATCGCGCGGCGTGATGTGCTGCCCGCTGGTGTTCGACACCATGCCGCCCTGCTTCGTTGGCAAGCCATCGCATCCCGCTTCGCGATCCGCCTTACTTGCCTTGGCGCAGTAGAAGAAGCGCGCGGCACTGCCTTCGTCCAAACGCTTTGCGGCTGCTGCGCGGCCCTTGAATCCACCGTAGACACCGTGCGTCTTGCTGCTCGGTTCAGAGCCGTTGATAGAGTTCTGCTGGCCCGGCGCATTTGGAAAAGCAGCGATAACCTCGTCGCTACCATCGTGGATCACGTTTGCGGGCCAGCGACCATTCTCGCCGCCCACCAGTGAAGACTGGATATTTAGCGCCCCGGTGCCACATGCGGCAAAGTTTGCGGCGACAGTTCCATTTAACTGCTTGCGCGCCATCACGATTGGCTCATGCGCGGGCTTTAGAGCAGTTCCGCCCCAAGGGCCGTTGTGCGACTTAGGGAATCCACTGCCATAGATCCACATAATCTGGTCGCGGATTTCAAATCCAGCGTCTTCGATTGCGCAGGCGAGTCGGTGATAGGTGCGGGAGCCGCCAAAGGCCAGCAGATAACCGCCGGGCTTTAGAACGCGCAGGACTTCGCGCCACGTATCTGGCTGGAAGGCGACATCGCCACCATCCCAGTCCATCCCCATGAAGCCTGTTGTCACGCGGGCGCGGCCGTAGGGCGACTCCAGATTGACCGACGCCTCGCCGGTTCCGCCCTTTTTCCCAGTAGTTAGGTGGTATGGCGGGTCAGTGACAACGGCGTCGATCGAGGCGTCGGGCAACGTACGCATCACTTTGCGGCAGTCGCCCAGCAGAATTTGGATGCTCACTCTGCCGGCTCCCACGTCAACGCATTGCGACCGGTGACGCTGCAGCGGCGCGCGGGGCCGGGCTGGATCGTGCCGGCCTTGATGTCGTTTAGCGTGGACCACAGGGCGTTCTTGAGGGCGGTGGCGGTAAGTTCGGTACTCATAGTGCTCGTTTCCTTCGTTGGGTTTTGTTGTACGTGTCGTTGGCGTAACGGATTTCATAGTTTGTCGCGCGGCTGGACACTTCGGCTTCTACGTATTGCAACATCAAGAAAGCTTCGGCAAATGGGCCGAACTGTTTCACGGCACGATACTTCCTGTCGTACTGCGACTTGCCCTTTCGGTACTCTGGGCGGCGGCAATATTCGACATGACGAGGCATCGTCTTCTTGCGCTCGATAGCAGCTTTCTTGGGATCGTACGTGGCCTTGAAATAGGCTTGTTTCTTGGCCTTTATCGCAGCCTCATTCTTTGCCCTGTACTCAGCATCGTAAGCGGCCTTTGCGGCTATCTTCTCGGCTTTCGTTGGAGGATTTTTGAGGCGCCGTCCGAGCCCGGAACACTTCATGGAGCAGTACAGTGACAACCCCAGTTTGCGCGAGCGGTTGACGTGGCCGGCAGTGCGCTCAGCCTCACAACCGCAATGAGCGCAATTAAATCTCACGCCTTGCGACTCCGCTTCTGGACAATCTTCCTACGCATCACGCGCTTGTGATGCGCGATGATCTTGGACAAAGCATCGTATTGCGGCCTCTCCGTGCGCCCACTGAGGATGGTTGAAACCGTGGAACGAATCAGGCCTGTGGCTTTAGCAATCGAGCCGAAAGACTCGCCGCGTTCCCGCATGTCTAGGTACATCTGTCTGTAGTCCATGGGTCCAGTATCGTCCGTGCCTGCGTACGAGTCAAGTAAAATAATTCGCAGAAATGTATTGACGGGATGGCCGCAGCCGCGTACAGTCCCCTCACCGTCAACCACCAAGGGGAACCCAGTGCAGACCGAAATGACCACCGAGGCGAAGGGCGTGGATGTGGTGGCGGTGAAACCGGCTCCGATCACATTTTCCACGCGCTGGAAAGACGCCAAAGGCCGCACTTGGCGCGTGATCGAGAACATGCACTTCGGCCGCTACAACTGCGTTCTAGAAGACCGCCCCAGCTACTCGGGATGGTGGACCGCGAAGGAAATCCGCGCCGCTATCTCCCGCCTCCATCCCGAAGGCGCTGCCAAGTCCCAAGGTGCGACGGTGGGAGGTGCGGCGTGAGCCGTGTCCTGTCAATTTGCACGGGGATGGGCCTGCTCGATCGCGCGTTTCTCGACGCTGGCTTCCAGATTGTAGCCGGTTGCGAAATCGACGCAGAGAAGCGCGCGATGTACGCGAAGCTGATGCCGCACGAAGGAACCATTGCCGAGCGACTTGGGCGCGATCCGTACGTTTGCCACGACCTTGCGCACCTTCCACGAGAGGTTGAGGGGCACGAATACGAGGGAATCATCGGCGGGCCGTCGTGCCAAGCGCACAGCAAGTTGCGCGCGATGCGTAACCCCAAGTTCCCGGACCTGACGCCGTTGGTCAATGACTTGCTGGCTGCCTGCAAGTGGGAATGGTTCGTCTTTGAAAACGTGGCACCAATAGACATCCCTGGCGCTGTGCATACGCGCCTCAACGCGATGCACTTTCATAAGCCGCACCAAAGCCGTTCGCGCTGGTTCACGCATTCCAAAAACATCACGCCGCCAAAACCCATCTACGCGGGCAACGTCGATGAACTGATGGCCTATCCCGTGGTGGCTGGCCGCATCTACGGTCCGAAGCGTGGCGCCAGGCTGCAAGGCTACCCGGCCGCCGCCGAACTCCCATTCCCCTGCGTCCAGTTGCAGCACGGCTTGGCCGACGCGGTGCCGTATCCGCTGGCGATGGCGTGGGCCGAGTCGATCAAGTCAACAGAAAATTTTGGAGCAGCGTCATGACCAGAGCGGCCACGAGCGTCGAATTCTACTGGCTGGTTGAGTTGCGCCCCGCATTCGATGGCCATCCCCCATTCCCTGCTACGTACTACGCAGGATACCGGGAAGACCCGTTGGGTGCCGCAAAGACGACCGATCCGAATGCCTGCCCGAAGTGGGCGCGCAAAGAGGATGCGGAAAAAGTTGCCGAAAAACTTGGCGGCACGCTGTCCTGTATCTGGCAAGCGGTAGAGCATGGGTTCGAATCTGCCGCCGCCGTCAACAACATCGAGCGCGTGGAGGCGGAGAGGGATGCTCTGCAGACCGAAGTGGAATCGCTGCGCCCTGATGCCGAAATCGGCCGCAGGTGGCAGTCGAATAGCTCGCTTGAGGAATGGTTTCCGATCACTGCCGAAGAGATCGTTCGGCTTCGTTCGGACTCCGCCGCGAAGGATGCGCGGATTGCGGAGTTGGATGGGGCATTGAGAAAGTGTATTGGCCACTTGATGCGCGACGCCTCGACGAAGGAGGCATGGGCTGACGTGAATGATGCTAGGCGCTCGCTCGCAGACCGCGCCGCACTCGCAGGGAGCGCGACATGAGCGCATTGATTTTTACGCTGTCGATGCCCGGTGTTAACTCATGGAATGGTCGATGGACCGGCGAGGAAAAGGTCTACGAAATCATCATGCCGATCCGGCGCACGAAGGTTCACCTTGCCAAGTGCGAAAAGATCGTTGCCGATGGCCCGTATAGCTATGCGTTCGGCGATGGTTGGCGCGCTTCTGTTGACGCACGAATCGAGCACGACACCGCGAAGATCAGGCAAGCCCGTCGAAAAACGGCCGGATTCTGTGGCTATGACTGGATGGTGGAATCCATCTATTGGGACGGGTTCATACAGTCCAACAGCGATAAGCGGAATGCCAAGTCCGAAGGGAGCGCGAAGCCGTGAGCGAGATTCAGCGCCTTTCTATCATCAAGATCGCGCCAAGCACGGCCGCGGTATTGCCAACCAGTGATGGCGACCTGTGCCTATACGACGATCACCTTTCCGCCATCGCCGCCCTGCAGGCGGAACGGGAGTGGAGGCCGATTGCTGAGGCGCCGATAGACGGCACGAAGGTGCTGATTTCCGGCCTCGAATACAACCAAGGCCCGGCCCGCTGGTATGCATACGCGGGGTGCTTTGATGGCGTCTGGAAAACGAATGAAGACGACGATGACAACTACTTTCCGCCGTCGCACTTCATACCGATACCGGCATTTCCCGCCCCGCCAACCACCGAGGGAGGGGAGTCATGAGCGACTGGCAAACAGAATCCCCCGAAGACTTCGAGGAATGTGTTCAGTTCTTGGCGAAGCAGCGCCGCGCCGAGATTCTGGCCGACAAGTCGCTCATGGAAGGGGTGCTGCTAAATGCGCTCACATGCACGAAAGAAACCGAGGATGAGATTGATGCGCTGCATGGGAATCTAGCATGCAAATCTGAGTATGGAACTGGATTTTTGGTCTGCACGCTATTTCATTCTTCACTCACCGAATCCTGCCGCTCCCACGCCGAAGACCAAGCCCACAAACCTGGGACCGCCCAATGGTGGTCGGATCGCAACAACTACCGCTGACCGGAGAACGCCATGCATACGAAAATCGTCCACGCATCCGATTTCCCCATCGCCCGCGCTTCGGTGCGGTCGCATTGTCAATCGTTGGGCCTGAGCGAGATTCGCACGGTTGCCTGCGAGGCTACCGCCATCTCGCTGCTCAGTGACGGGCGTACGCTCGCCTACGCGGTCGGAGAGGCAAAGCAACAGGCAGGGCGGTACAGCCGTCGTCCCTACCAACCTTCAAAGCAGCAGTCGCTGCGGGCGGTGCAGTGATGGGCAAGAAGATTCGCATGCGTGCTACGTGGACCATCGAATACTATGCCAATCCGATTCACTATGGACCATTCCCGGATGGAAAGGAGCCATCGCCACAACGCATGGCAGAAATCGATCAGATGAACGATGCGGCAGAATTCATGGCGCTTCTCGGCGAAAAGACGGCTGGAACATTCAATGTGGAGCCGGTCTAATGGAAGTCATCTCCGCCACCCAATACAAACAGCAGGCCCGTCTTGTTCGGTACATGGTCCGACGCGTAGCTGACCCTTCCTTCTGCGTCCACGAATTCTCAGCGCGTTGCAAGCGCGGGATTGAGTGGCGGGAGGAGGCCAGGAATAGGCCGATACCAAAACACCGCTCTCTCACAATTATCCCATCTTGAACCGACGAAGGAGCCCGAAATGTGCATCGTGACAGAACTGCGGAAGCATGCGGCCTCCGGTGACTCGTGCCGTGAAATATCGGAATTGCTGAGCAGCGCGGCTGACGTGATCGTATCGCTTCGACAACAAGTGCGCGAGTCAGACGAAGACTTGCACGACGCAGCTGCAGAGGCCCGCTGGAACGCACGAGCCGAAGCGGAAGGCGTTCCGTACGGCACCTACTAACCCAACACTCCCGGTCTAGGCCGGGGAAGGAATTGAAGATGGGATACACAACTACGTTCAAAGGGACGCTGAGCTTCGTCAATGACGTCTCCGCCAAACAGCTGGCCAAGCTGCACACGTTCTTCGGCGAAGATGCCCGCGATCACAAGGAGTGGGGAATTTCCAACTGCGCCTCGTATATCGACTTGCGACTTGCCAAGGATTTCTCGGGCATCGAATGGGACGATGGCACGGAAAAGAACTATGGCATGGTCGAGGCCGTGACAATGATCGTCCGCGAGATGCGGAAAGAATGGCCAGATTTTGGCCTGACAGGAAGCTTCCTGGCGCAAGGTGAGGACTCGGACGACCGCTGGATGCTCGTAATGAACGAGGATGGCACGGCCAGTCGGAATGAAATAGTGATCACCGGGCAAAAGGTCGAATGCCCCGATTGCGGGCACAAGTTCCGCGTTGAATCGGTTGGATAGAAATCACGATTTGAGACTTGTATGTGAGAGGATAGCGCAGTACACTTTTGTTAACTAGGAGATGGCTGTGACTGACACGGCAATGCAGGTTCACCCGGAAAGTCCGGAATCGTCCAGCCTGATTCAGGCAATTGCGCGAGCGTCGGCTGATCCGAACGTCAACTTGGAGAAAATGCAGGGCTTGATGGCCATGTACGAGCGCATGGAGGCGAAGCGCGCTGAGACAGCGTTTGCTGCGGCGCTGTCGGACATGCAATCCGAACTACCCTCTATCGGCGAGCGTGGAAACGCAGCAGGGCGTTACACGTACGCTCTTTGGGAAGACATCAATACGGCGATCAAGCCTGTCCTGCAAAAGCACGGATTTGCCCTGTCGTTCCGCACCGACTTCGCCAACGGCATCGGTGTAACCGCTGTCCTGTCGCACCGTGCGGGCCACCGGGAATCGACCAGTATCGTTCTGCCTGCGGACCCTTCTGGCAACAAGAACGCGGTACAGGCTGTCGCGTCCAGCGTGAGCTACGGCAAGCGGTACACGGCCGGCGCGCTGCTCAACCTGACCAGCTACGGCGAGGATGATGATGCGTACGCGACGGGCGAGAAGAAAGACCCGCAACAGGCATGGCTGGATGCCATCGAAGCCTGTTCCTCTGAGGTCGAAGTAGACGGCCGCGCAAAGGAAATGGTCAATGCCTTCGGTAACGCGAACAAGGTCCCCAAGGAACTGCGCAGTGCGTGCCAGCGTAAGCGTGAAGCGTTGAAGGCAGCCAAGCCGTGAGCCCGATCATTCACCGCGGGATCGAGCAGGGAACGCCGGAGTGGTTTGCGCTCAAGGCAGGCAAGTGGAGCGCGTCAAAGGCTGCTGTAATCATGGGCGGCTTGGACACTAAGGGCTTAGCCGACCTTGTGCAGGACATCGCTTGGGAGCGCGTCTACGGCCCTACAGAGGGGGGCTACAAGTCGAAGGCCATGGAGCGTGGCAACGAACTGGAACCGGAAGGGCGAGATTGGTACGCGTTCGCCAAGGGTGTCACGGTGGAGCAAGTCTGCTTTGTCGAGCACGCAACTGTTCCGAACGTGGGGTGGAGCCCTGATGGTCTGATTGGCCGCGGCGCCCTTGAAGCGAAGTGCCCCCTTCACCGGGCCTGGATGGAGGTGAAGCGTAAGTTGTGGGTTCCGGCTGAATATCGCTGGCAGTGTCGCTGGGCATTTTGGACAGGTCAGTTGGAATGGCTGGACTTCGTTCCGTACCACCCGAAAGCCGGCGGCCTGATTGTGTCAGTCGAACGCGATGAATCGACCTTCGCGCAGATGGAAGAACGTGTGGCGATGCTGGAAAAGCGCGTCGCCGAATGGGTCGATGTTCTCTCAGACAGGAAAGCAGCGTGAACAATTTCTCAGCAACAGGTCGAGTGGGCCGAGACGCCGAACTGCGCGATGCTGGCAACTCCAAGGTACTCGGATTCGCTCTCGCGGTCGATAGCGGTTTCGGGAACAACAAGCAAACCCTGTGGTTCGACTGCTCGCTGTGGGGTGAGCGTGGCGCCTCTCTCTCGCAGTACATCGTGAAGGGTCAGGAGCTGGCCGTCACTGGTGAAATCGGCATGGCCGAAAAGAGCGGCAAGATGTACCTGAAACTTCGGGTCGGCGATGTGACGCTGATTGGTGGGAAGCCGGATGCGTCGAAGCAAAAGCCCGCACCTAAGCCTGCTCCGAAAGCAGCGCCGCCTGCCGATTCGGACGAAGACCCGATCCCATTTTGATCCCCTCCCCCAACCGCCCGGGAAGAAACGTATGAAACCTGATTGGAATACAGCACCGAAGTGGGCGAATTGGCTGGCTATGGACGCTGATGGCGATTGGTACTGGTATTCGCATCAGCCAATTCTCAGAGAGAGTTCGTGGCAGGCCAGAATCGGGACCAAGATGGACGAGGCCATCTCGTCTAAGAGCGGATGGGCAGAAACCGCGGAGTCTCGCCCATGACCCTCCTCGCCGCCCTTGAGCGGGTGATTGCCGAATTCGATGAAGCCGTGCAGTGCGCCGAGGTCGGAAACTTCGGTCCGCTGGATGACGTGCGCGGTTCACTTGATGGATTGCGCCCCGAACTGCTCGCGGCGTTGAAGGCGGCAGAAATGGCTCCGATGCTATACGAGGCGTTGCTTGAGGCTCGTGGAATTTTAGATGGTGAGCCGCGGACTGGTGAGGCGATTCTGCAAATCGACCAAGCCATTGGGGCGCGGGAGATGACTATGCGGGCGCCTTCCATCGCAGCATCCCGGGGCGGGGAGGTGGGGGATGGGAATTAAGTTGTGGGTCGAGATGGTCTGCAAGGACTGTTCGGGTGTTGGCTACGGCACCTTCGTCAGGGGATCAACTATCTCTGTATTCCACTTCAAGGAAGAGGCGCGATTAATCGGATGGAAATGCGTCAAAGGAGAATTCCAATGCGTGGATTGCCAGAAAGTCGGCAAGGACGTGACGCCGAGTTCTCGCCCATGACTGACCGCGACGAACTGGCGAGGGATAAAGGGCAGCGTGGCGGATCGTGCAATCGCACTGCATGCCAAATGCCGAATAGCGCATGGTGGTTCAACACTTCGACGCAGGCTTATTACTGCGAGCGTTGCGCGCGAAAAATCAATCTTGCCGCTGGAACGAAACTCTGCGTTCCCGGCTGGACCGCCCGCGAGGCGAGGGAGGAAACGAATGGCACGTAATTGGTGGTTGATAGACATTGCCGGTTATGGCGACTTTGCTTACTTCGGCACACAAGGTGAGGCAGAGGAAATGCGTAGTCATAAGGCCAACTGGGAAGGCGGCCGCGGAACGAAGCGCAGGATCGAAAAGACGCATCCGAATGCGGTCGCCGAGACGGCTCGCAATTGGTCCGAATTCGACCGCGGAATTCCGATACAGACATCCGATCCGCGCCTTATTGAACTCCGCAATAGCAACCCTCGCCCAGAACAAAAGGACACCAGCCGTGGATCGTGATGCTGTTTTGAAGGTGGTTGCGAAGATGCGAGCCGCAGCTAGTAAACATGGCGAGAAATATCGCGATGTGGACTCTTACCGCGTGCTGCAGTGGGCCGATGACCTTGACGCGCTCGCCGCGGCCGATGGCGGGCGGGGTGAGGTGGCGGCGAAGCCTGCGATGTATGGACTGCGAAATGTCGAAAGCAGGAATATTCTCAGAACGACGTACCGCGACCTTTCTGTTGCGCAGGCTGCCGTTCTGCGGATGAGCGACAACTACACGCAGTACGAAGTAGTCGAACTCTATGCTGCCAATCCCGCCCCGCCGGCTGGCGTGGATGGGTGGAAGTTGGTGCCGGTCACCCCTGACGAAGCGATGATCGAAGCGGCCAGCAAGTACATCAACGATCGCGCCCCAAATGGCGACAAATCACTCGGCGGAAATTTCTACTACTACGAACTGATTCAGCGAATCATCTCCGCCGCACCCTCCACGGAGGCGAAGTCGTGAAGACCGTGACTGTGCAAGTCGAAGACGGCGAAGTGCTGGTCGCGATCAAGCGACCGGAAGATTACGAGGACGTTCACCCGGAACTCGTCGTATTGGATGCCATCCGAGGCGGCTGGGAATGTCGCGTAGTGGAGTCCACGGAGGCGGCCAATGGGGATTGACCTGAAACCGTGTCCGTTCTGCGGTGTGACCGACGTATCCCACGTCCGCCACTCTCCGGGCGACATTTATTTCGTAGCGTGCGATTCCTGCGGCGTTGAAGGTCCGCATGTCTACAAAGGCGCGGTACGAAAAACTCCGCTAGAGTACGAAGCCGAGGCTGCCGCCGCCTGGAACCGCCGCACCCCGCCCTGTACGCCGCACGAGGAGCCCGGTGGCGCGAAGGATGATCCGCACGAGTTCGGTGCCGGCATTCTCCCTAACCCGAAAGCCAAGTATTGGCAAGAACGTGCTGACTTCTGGCGAGAGAAGGCCATAGAACTCGGCTGGCGCGAATATCGCGACGCAGCGCAAGAGTACGACGTCGCCCTTTCCGCAGCCCTCGCGATTAGGGGGAAGTGATGAAGCTCGCAGAATTGATTCGTTCGCGGCGCGAGGCGCAAGACATGTCGTTACAGGACTTGGCTGATGCCTGTGGGCTCACCAAGTCCCATGTGTGGGAAATAGAGCAGGGCAAAACGGTGAATATCGGGCTGCTCTCCGCGGTACGCCTAAGCATTGCCCTCAACGTCGGCATATCGGTTTTGGCAGCGGCTGCGTTGGAAACTTTGGAGCCTGCGAAATGCGCAAAGTAACCCTCTACCGCGACGACTCAACGACGCAAGTCGTTTACGAGAACGTCAAACATTTCTTCTGGCTGGCCGGCAATTCGGTCCTGTGCATCGCGGTAGTTTCCGACGCCGCTACTGGCGCCCACTACTACGTGCAGTGGCCGCGCGAACGCTTCTGCTGGTTCAAGGATCAGCCGATGCCGGACCCCAAGCCATGACCGGCGGCAAGGTGGAAGAGGAAGTTTTCGGCGGCTGTGGGATCGACATCCCCGTTGACCGGCTCCTAAAACAAGCGGTGAAGTATGCGGTGTCCACGCGAAAACGAGGCAAGCCAGCGTGGGCAGGCGTGAGCGTCGTGTTTGCGCTCGGCTCAACCTACTCCGCCCAACTCTGCCGGCGCTTCGGCCTCGACCCTGACGAGGTGAGGAAATGAGATTCGAGAATCCGATTATTGGAAGACATGAGCGCGAACATCTTGAAAGCGAGCGCGCCAAGTTGTTGCGCAAGAAAAACGCGACTTCCGCATTCTCTCACGCGGATGCGGCGCGCCTTGACCACATCGAAACTTTGATCGGTCCGGCTCATTCAGAGTATTCGGACATGTTGAAGCGAGCGGCCGAGGCGGTAGCGAAATGAGCGGGAAGGTGGAGAGGTTCTTGCCGTGCGTAGTTGTGCCTCGTCATGGCGGGAAAGAAGAAGCCGACATGCGCCTGGTGAACGATGGCGAATCGGATGGCTACATCCGCCACTCCGACTACGCCGCCCTGGTTGAGCGGTGCGCGGGGTTGGAGCGAGCCGCTAAATCCGTACTTCCGTTCTGGGGCAGGGCCTGGGATTTGGTTGACGGACGTCTATTCATAGATTCTGAAAACGTCGAGAAATTCGACTTGGCATTTCGCGATTTGGATGAAGCAGTGCACCCTGAGAAACGGGCAATCCGGGAATTCGAAGAGGCGGCCATCGCCAAAGAGCGGGAGGGGAAGTGAACCGAGAACGCTATGCCTTCCTGAATCTGACCGGCGCCGCTCCCGCGAGGGATGAGTACGAGGCCGGCTGGCACTATTGCTCCGAGTGGGATGGCATGCTAGTTGGTCCCGGAATGATCGAGACCGAATGCTGCTCGTGCCCCGCTTGGGTAAATCGCCTCAGCGGAAAATCCCCATCCGCTGAGCCAGTCCGTTCGGAAGCACAGGAAGGCCGCGATTCACCGGACCCTGCGTTGTGACCGGCTGGGCCATCCCCGCAGGGCGTGCCATCTGTCCAATGTTCGGGGCCTGGGCGGTTCCGGACATCTGAGGGTAGGCTTGGCCGTTGTTGATCATGCCGCCGGCTACAGGGACGTTCTGGGCCTGCCCTAGCGCCTGTTGAATGCCAGCCTGCGGATTCAGTCGAGCCATCATGTCCGCGTACTGGGCGCTCGTCGGCGGATTCATCGGCGTCGAGCCCGGAGGCGGTGTGCCTACCTGCACTTGGCCCATCATCCCGCGGCCGGGAACCTGCTGGCCACGTTGGGCGCGAAGCTGGCGGATCATCGCAAGCCGCTGCTGCATCTGCGGACTCATGCCTTGAACGGCACTCGGTGCCGTCACTTGGCCGGGGTTGTACTGAGTGGCACCGGGGATGTTCACGTATAATTCCTCTATGCGAATAGTCGGGATGTTGCTGGTTGTCTTCGGTCTTACATCGCTGCCAACGTTTCCAGCGATTGGTTTCTGGTCTGTGGCACTCGGATTTTACTGCACCGAACACCGGTTGCCAGTGAGGGAGTGGATCGTTATAGGGCTATTTGCCTTCCTTCTTCTGGCTCACAGCGGGTTGGAAGTCCTGATAGTAAAAACCCTTGGTCAGGTCGTTGCGTTCCCGCATTAGCTCGTCAATCTTGCGACGCTTCTCTTCCGGCGTATCATCGCTGTTGGCGATTTCCTTCACTTCTTTGCGCAGCTTTCCGAGCGACTGACGCAGGCGACCCAAGGGGCTCTTGAGTCCCAGCATCGCTTGGTTGTCACGCTCGAACTGGTCGGCCTTCTCTGCGTCGTCCGATTCCTTGTAGGACTTCAAGGAGCCCTGCAACTGATCAGCGTACTTCATCGCGTCGAACAGTTCGGTTTGATACCGGGTATAGGCGGTGTTGTCGTCCTTCTTGACGAACCAGCCCAAGACGGGAAGGTCTTTCTGCGCTGGCTCACCCGGAGGAGAGGACAAGCCCAGCATCGAGGATGCCGCCTTGCCAGCGCTCACGGGCTCCTTGGACTGACCCACCTTCACCAGAGTATCTGCCATTCCCAATGCATACTGACCCAAGGCCCCGGTGTATTGGTCCCAGAGGTATTCCATCTGCTTTGGGCTCAGCCCTACCGGAGAGGCAGTCGGAGACGTGGACTGCGCTGCCGCGGTAGCGGTCTTACCCGTCACTTCCGAAAGCTTCTTCATGATCGGAGAAGTCGGACGCTCACCTTCCTCGAACCGATCCCACGGGAGTTTGTTCTCGTCGGACTGGTTCTCGATAGGACGGCCCGTGAAGGAGTCCTTGTTGGCGTACAGGTCCAGCGCCGGACGTAGCAACTGCGGCGTCGGATTCTGCTCTAGCGTTGTCCAGAGGTTAGCACCCATTCGCTCGACAGCTTTTCCGGCGTCTTCTTGGCCAAGCATCGTGCGGTACAGGTGCTCCGCAGTAGTACCGTAGAGCAGCCCAATCTCGAACGGCTTCGGCACGCGGAAGTGCTTTCCATCCGCCCAGAAATGCCAGTTGTTGTCCTTGTCCCAATCCTCGAGCGCGTCGTACTTCTCTTTCTTGTCCTTGTCCGCGAGAATGTTGGCAATATAGCCCGTCGAGGCAGCCATGAACGCGAGTGCCTTCATTGCCACAATCGCTTTCATTCTGCGACTCGGAATCGCTCCTGCTCGATAGAGCTTGTAGAGGCCCTGCATGCGCGCGTTGTAGAACGGCAGCACATCCCCTAGGAACTTAATCATCTGGGAATCGCCGCGCATCGTGAAGTCCAGCAAGTCCTTTGCGTCGTAAGCGGCCTGGGCTCGGCTGCCGGTGTTCTGCAAAGTGGACTCGTAGGTGCCAATACGGTTCGCGTTTTCAGCCGCGGCTCCCACAGCGTGCCATGCTTCCCACAACTTGGCCGGTGTATCGACCAGAGAGTGCATGTAATCGCCGATGTCCTTCGATCCCCAGCCCTTGGCCCTCAGGGCAATGCGGATGTTCTTAGCGGCGAACTCCCGGTTCATCGCGTCGAAGCGGCCGTGACCGAACAGCGCTCCAGCAGCCATCAAGCGGCGATACGTCGGGTCCTTCATGGCCGTCTGCAGAACGCCCTTGACCGCGCGAATGCCGGGGAGCATCTGATGCGGGTTGATGACGTAGGAGTGCGCCGTATCCCGGAGCCAGTTACGCACCATGAACGCCGGATTGGCTGTCGTGCCCTGCGTCAACATCATCTTCGCGAAGGACATGAGTTTCAGGAACGCGCCTTTCTTTGGCGTCGCAAACGCAGACACCGCGCGAAGCAACGTCGGATCGAGAACCCGGTAATACTTCGGCTTGCCTTCCTCCATCACCCTAACCACATCTGGGTCTTTCGGCGGAACGATGGACAGCATGCGCTGCACTCCGTCGAAAACGTCGGGAGGCAGGGATTTCAATTGCTGATCGGTAACGCCACGATCCCTCAAGACCTTCTTGACCTGAGACATCGGAATCGTAGCGGGAGCATGATCCATCGTCTCGTCTTGGACAACGCCCAAGTCCATCGTGTTCTCGATCACGCGACGCATCGCCTCGTTCTTCATCGCGCTGTCAATCAGCGAGTGGAAGTTCTGCACGATGTTTTCGAGCGGGTCTTTCAGCTTCGACGTCCCGCCTTTGAGCTGTTTGACGCCACGCTGTCCCGACAAGCCAGAAGTCGTTCCCGGCCCGCTCTTTTCGTCGCCCAGGTCGCGGAAGAACGGCACATAGTCCGCGTTCTCCCAGACCGCGCGAGTCACAGGGTCAATCGTCCCTGCCTGTTCGGCAACGTCCAGAACCGACTTGTTGAGCGCCGCATAGTCCTTGGCGGCCTGCTCGAACTTCGCCTGATCGGGACCGGCCAGCGATTTCAATGCTTGGATGTCCTGGTCGCTCAGGTTGTTCTCGCGACCCTCGGCTTTCAAGCGCTCGGCACGGTTACCGACCATCCAGCCCAGGAAGTCATTCACTCGGCCACGTACCGGTTCCAGCGAGTCCAGCAAGCCCTTTACGTTCTCGTCAGGCGCCAGAACCCCATCCTCCCACTTGAGGCCACCGAAGCGAATGACGTGCTCTGTGGACGATCCTGCGCCCGTGGAGAGACGAGCTGCGAGGTAGCCATCCTGTTCCGGCGCAATCGGGCCAATCTCGTTGCGAGCGCGGTCCTCGGCCATCTTGATACCATGGAAGCGGTCGAACACTGCCTGCGCACCGTCTCCGTGTGCGATAGCCTTGAGCTTGCCCAATTCTTCCTTGAGCGATTCCAGGTGTCCGCCCGTGGGCTCAGTCGGCATGCCGGCCTTAGCCAACGCTTCCTTCTGCTCGGGCGTGTGCTTGGAGTAACGGATGTCGGGGTTGGAGGGGTCGAAGGCGCCCTTATTCTTCGTGGCGCTCTTGATCTGCTCTGGATGGAACGCTATGTATTCTTTTTTGTAAGGGTCCTCCTTTATGATCCCATCATTTCCGTGAATCAAAAGCTCATCGCGCAGGGTCTTTAATGTGACTTCCTTGCCCAAAATCTTGCTGGCATAGCTAGCCGCACTTGTGTATTTTGGGACAATAAACGGATTTTTAATTGAAAGATACACAGGCACCACATGCCTTCCGTAGCCCTCCGCTGTATCTCTGTCTGGTGAAAAATAGAACCCTTTTCCTCCAAACCCAGTGCCTCCGACGAAAGGACTTGAATCTGCCCCTGTTCCGATCTTCTCTTCGGAAAACGAATTGAATCTTGAATCCGTGCCGTGATAAACAACTTGCGGCTTGCCGTCCTCATCCACCACCTTGCTATCCCCGAACCACCGCCTGAACTCCGGCGTCTCGGTTTGGTCTTTGGCCATATAGGCGCGCTTGGAGTAGTACGGCGTCACGTCCTTGTTCAAATGGAGCTGGTCCCAAATGACGTAGTTGTGTGTGCCCTCGCCCGCACGGCGGCTGTTCCCGTCCAAATACCGAAGGCCAGGAATGCCGATTTTGCGAAGTGCGTCACTGGCCTCTTTCTGCCCGCCAAGATGTTTTGCGAGGCCCTTGTAGAACTCGCCACCAGTCATGTCTTGGCGCATCGTGCGGAGCTTGGAACTGACCGCCCCCGTTTGCTCGCTCAGTGGCTTGTCCCAATCCAAAAATTCCGGATCGTCCGGAATCTCTGCATGGTAAAGCTGCCCATTCTCAGGCACGTCCGCTTTGTCGATGTACTCGATTGCCTTGGCATTTGTCTCTGCGCTGCGAGGCAAGTAAGCAAAACCATCCCTGGCGATCATCTTCTTCGCCCGCGCTTTGTCACCGTCATTCCGAACAAGTGACAACATGGCGAGTGCCTCTGAGTCCTCAGGATCATCCCGGAGGCGCATAGACATAGCAGTCATCAAAGAATCGGCATCAGAGATGTCGATGCCGTTGATCGACAGGCCCGGATGCTCTGGCGAAACACCAGCGTCCTTGAACTGCCTCTCCGATGGCCGCGTACTATGCTGCCGAATCTCGCCAACTGGCTTTCCTTCGGAGTTCACTTCCTGAACTTTGACATGCCAATTGTAAGGGCCGTTCCCAGGAACGAACTCCTTCACCATGTCTCGTGTCCCGGCGTAACCCTTGACGATTTTCCCAGGCTGGAAGTATTCCCTCAACCTGCGGGTTTCTTGCGCCACTCTGGGATCAGACAGCCTCTCTCTATAGCCTTCTGCTACGTCCTTGTTGCCTGCGAAGTAAATGCCGTGCCCATAGGCTTGGGCCCCTTCTCCGGTACCGATTTTGTCGAGGTTAAACCCCTCCTTTTCGATGCCCTTGTGCGGCGTGCCATGGTAAACGCGCTGGTACTTGGTACCATCGTCCATGCGCCCCACCGAAGGGCCGCGCTCCGAGGCGTCCTTGAGGTTAAGGCGCGCAATCTCCCGCACCGCAGCGTCATGGGCATTTAGCCAATTGAGCGGTACGCCCATGCGATTCAGGAACAGCTTGGCCTGATCGACAATGCGCTTTGAGGCGGGATGGTTCGGCGCGTCCTCGATCAGGTAGGCCATTGCCTCCTCGTCGCGGTGAGCCTCGGGAGTGTCCTTGGGAACCTTTGCGTAAGCGTCCTTCACCGACGGGTCTTTCAGCCGGCCGAATGCGGACTTGAGCGCCTTGAACCGCGCGTCTCCCAGGAACTTTTCGGCGTTCGCGTGGAACACCTCGTGCGATACGACGCCTGCGACTTCATCGGGCGAGAGGTTATCAGCCAGAACGTGTGCTTTGCCGGTCTTGGGGTCGTAGAACCCCTTCACGTCCGCCAGCGCTTCCGGCGATTCGTGACCGCCCAGCTTGCGCGCTACAGCGTCCGCTACGGTCGTGAATTCCAGACCGCCACGAGTGGTTAGCCTGTGGATCGCGTCACGGCCCCACGCCTTCTCAGCGGCTTTGCGGGCGCCCTCAACGGTTCCGCCAGACTGAGCACCTCGGCTTAGCTTTTGGGCTTGTCCAACACCCTGATCCGTGCGATCTGCTGGCCCGGCTTCAGGTTGGCCGTCAGTTCCTTCAGCCACTCGCCCAGCGTCGGTAGCTCGCTCGGTGCGGAGTCCGGCTTCGGCTCGGCGCTTTTTGTCTGCGTACTGTTCAAGTTCTGCCTCTGCTTTGTCTTTGCCAACGCCGTAGCTAACACCAATGCCATCACGTTGGCCGATGATGTTTCCGGCCTTGTCTTCGGCGACGTAGGTCTTCGCTGCCATCTTGGCGCGGACCTGCTCCATCGCGGCGTGCGCTTGCTCCGGCGTGTCAGCTTGGGGAACAAACTCATCCCCGCCGAAGTGGAACACGTTACCTTCGCCGAACGCTTCCTTGTACGCATCACCCAAGTCACGGAGAACCTTGTCGCCAACCCCGTGACCCAGCTTGTCGTTCACCGCCTTGAAGTTGTCCGCGTCCGTGAAGACCTGTGCCGGCTTCAACGTGCCTTCCGCCAGAGCCTCCTCGTACGCCGTCCGGTTCTTGACCCCGAGGATGGGCTTGCCCGCCATCTTGGCGGTAGTCCGGTCGGTTTCATGAAGGTCGAGCAGTTCCGCCTTCTCCTGATCGGTCAGCGAGGCTCGACGGGAGCGGAGGTCATTGAAGCGCTGGGTGTAGTCAGGGACTGCATTCGACTCTGCATCTCGTCCATCTGATCGTGCTCCATTCGAAGCTTCAGGAACGCTAGCTGATTCTGTTGATTTTCCAGGGACCAGCTCTGGAATAGGTTCACTGCGAACCCTAGTGGGAATATCTGGAACATTGGGCATCTCCTCTACGGGAACACCAGTCTGCTCCGGTACAGTTTTGTTTTCAAGGACCGGGCGCACCTTTTCGGCAACGGCCTTCCCGAACCGCAGGCCGACAGGCGAGCCGTCCTTCATCACCACGGAGCCCTGCGGCAGCCCGGCTTCTTTCAGCGAAGCACGCATCTGTTCCACGTCACCGGAGAAAAAGTTGGGCGCGGACTGCACCGTCTGTTTCAGGATTTCCTGCTCGGACTGGTCCTTGAGGGTTTGACGCTGCTGCACCTCAATATCCCGAATGCGAGTTTGAGCCGGGTCTTCCTGCGGGAATCCGCGCGAGGCGTCCTCAGTGACCTTCGCTGCTCGATCTTTCAAATCACGGATTCGGCTTACCAAATCATCCTGCGTTTTTGGAGTCGGCGTTTCCTGCGGTGTCGCAAGAGGCTCCGCACTGGTTTGCACAGGCCCAGCTGTCGGCGTTTCGTTGACTCCTGCCGACTTGATGATTTCATCGGCTAGTCGAATGCCTTCGTTGACAGCTGGATGCCCGCCGCCAAGTGTGGCAGCAAGCCCGGCCGAAGAGAGCCCCGCAACGATGGACTCCTCATGGCTATAAGGAGCTTGCAAATCGGGGCGGTAGACTTTCTGCTGTTCCGCCTTGTCATCCACCCACTTGGATGCATCCGAGAAACCTTTCTCTCGGAGAGCTTGCGCAACGCCGTGAAGAATAGCGCCAGGATCGCGCGTCAGGTTATCTGCGACCCTCGACACGTTCGTTTGGGCCACGCCAACAGGGATAGCCGTTGCTGCCCTGGTCGCCAAGGTTCCAGGCAGCCCCATTGGTAGAATTCCGCCCGCCTCAGCAGTAATGCCAGTTACGGCAGCCGAGGCGACAGCATGTTCGGGGTCAACGCCTTGTTCAATCAAAGTGCGGTAGCGTTCTTTAGCCGCTTCGGTGGCCGCGGGTAGCGCCTTAACCGCAGCGCCTGCGTAGCGGCCCAGCTTGCCTTCGGGAACTAGGTACTCGGGGAGTTGGAACAGTCCTTCTTCGACACCGCCGGCAATGCGACTGAGCGGCGTTGAGAGCCCCGCTTCCTTGTCGGCCTGACGTTCCTGCGCTACCTCTCGGCGAACGCCCTGAGCGCTGCGCTCAATCGGTTCTACGGCCGCTTCGTTGAAGTCGGACAAATAGGGGAGATGGCCAAACGGATTAGCGGTGTTCGCCATGCGGGCCATATCCACGCCGAACTGCATCAAGCCGCCAAGGCCCGAAGCGCCAGCGCGAGGCAGTTCACGGCCCAAGGCATCCGCCGTTTTCCGCACCCCTTGGCCAGCACCGGCAAACGCGGCTTGCATCTGTTCCGGAGTAGTTGGCGGGCCGAAGTCTGGTGCACCGTCACCGGTCGTTACGTTCTGCTGTGCCTGCAGCGCTTTGGCACGAGCGTAGCCGCCGTCGTCTACCTGATCGGGAGAGACGTCATACTTCGACCACCAACCACCGGAAGGTTCGGTTTGGTACTTCTCCCACCAATTGGCCACGCTCAGCCTCCGGGAATTTGGATCACTCGACCATCGGGGAGTTTAACCCACGTTCCCGGGGGCGGCTCAGCAGAGGTGGCAGTAGCGGGGAGCGGGTTGTCTTGCGAGGAACCGGGCTTGCCGCCTTTCTGGCCAACCTTCACGCCCATCAATCCACCACTGCTATCCGAGCCTTTTGACGTCACCGGATCAAGGCCGTAGAAGTCGAGTTTGTCGGCAGTCACGGCAGCGCGGTATTGCTGCGCCGCATCCTTGGCCGCAGGGTCAATGCCCATCTTCTGATAGGCCTTTTCCTTGTCGTAGTTCGAGGCCCGGTTGAACTCTTTCATCTCGGCATCAATGCTGCGCATGGCCTGACGACGGTCGAGAGCATGCTGGTTGTCTTCGGCACGACGGGCCTTCGCCTCTTCATCGACGCCTTCGTTGCCCTTCCAGCGCTTGCCGGGAGCGCCTACGACAGACGTCTTGCCCGTCAGCGGATCGTACGCTTGCGTGTATTCCGTGTCGCCGTTGATGATGTTGTGCATGATTGGAGCCGGCTGAGGCACGGGCGCTTCGCCGACTTGCTCATCGTTGCGCGCGTGCTTGGCTGCGTCATATGTGGACTTGACCGTGCGCTTCACAGTCCGGCCCTGATCGTCGGTCGTTTCGTACGTCTGGAAGCTCGGCGGAGAAATACTCTTCTCGAACTCAGCGTGAGCTTGAGCCGCCTTCTCTTTCAGCATCTCCAACTGCTGCTGGTAGCCGGCCTGCTGCGCCATCTTGGCGTCCTCGCGGGCCTGCTTTTCCTTCTCGTCCTTATCGTTGAGATAGCGCTGCCCGAGGAACGACAACGTGTCCCCCAGTCCGCCCATCAAACCCATGCTAAACGCGCTCATGGAAACCTCGTGTCTCGTTCTTTCAGTGCTTCGTCAGCCAAGTCAGCCAGTTCGCGCATCGTCTTGCGCTCGGACTTGTCTCGTGTCGTCCCGGGGTGCAGGTTCATTCCCAACAGGGAGCAGAACGCCATGTCCCAGAACTGCTGACGAGGATCGAAATCAGCCACCGTACATTAGTCCTTGCGGTTGAGGCGGACCCTGCGGAGCGCCTTGCTGCATGTCCTGACCTTGGTCCTGATCGGGATCGGATTGACCTTCTTGGCCTTCCTGGTTCGCCATCATTTCCATGGCTTTTCCGACAATCTCCGTGACGGCCTGTTGGGTGTTCTGCGCGTCGGGATCGCCTTCGCGCTTGGCAATGTCCACGACAGGGCCTGCCAAATGCACGAACACTTTCTCCAAATCCGGAGGCTGCAATTCGCCCATGCGGCTTTCCAGATTCGAGACGAGTTGCACGAGCAGGGTAGCCACACCGTCAGCCAGATTGTGAGCGCCCGTGATCGCCTGCTTCAAGTGGTCGCCCATCTTGTAGAGCAAAGTCCTTGCCGCAAGAATGAACTTCTGCGTGTCCGGCGACAGGTTCGGGTCAACGTAATTCGGATCGTTCATCCCGGATTCCTCTGTTGCATCAAAGGCGTCTGAATCGCCGGAGGGGCCTGCTTGTTCGGGTCCCAATCCGCAAGACCCGTCGTGTCGGTTTGTGTCGGAACCGGGAGATTCTGGAAGGCGGCCGGAGCCAGCGGACGGAATTGCGCGATGTCACCTTCGGCCCTCTGGCGGTCCTGCAACTGCCACTTGCGCGTTTGCTGATCCAGCCAAGCCTGACGCTGGAAGCCCTCCTTGGAAAGCTCCTGCGTGTCCTTCTTGGCTTGCTGTTGGGCCTTGTTCTTCTGGTAGTTCTGGACGACAGCTCCTACAGCCATGGCTGCGATGCCGATCCAGCCGCCCTGCTTCTTCCAGTTCGGATATTTCATGGTCACAGCCCCAACTGATCGACAAGGGAAGTGAAGAGGTTGTTGTAGTTCGTCGCAAACCCCGCAGCGCCTTGAGGATCGCGCCAGATTTCCGGGTTTCCGAGAATCGTCTGCGCAATCGTCTGGCCGATGTTGTTGCGGTAGCCCTGCTGCTGCTGCTGCTGGTTCCACAAGTTCTGCTGAGCGGCATCCTGCGTCTGGAATCCGTGCTGCATGTTGAGGGTGTCCACGTTCCAGCCGTGCTGCTGGCCAGCCATCTGCTGCTGGAACTGACGGTCCTGTGCTGCCTGATCGGCGGCAGCAGCTATTCTCAGCTTATCGGCGTCCAGGCCACGGTCAGCTCCGTACATCGAAGCAGAAGCGCCAATGCTCGCTCCCTGAAGCTGGGTGTTCGCCTGAAGCTGTGCTAGCAGAGCCTGATTCTCCGCATCCATGTTGTCCTTGTGGGTCTGGAAGTACGTCGAAGCATCCTGTTGGGCGATAGGAAGCGCGGCATTGATCGCAGCACCTTCGGCATTCCCCGCGGCCAAGGTCGAATTTCCGATTCCATGGGCCGCAGCGTAAGCCGCGCCCTTGGCTCTAGCATTTCGCAGGTAGAAATTGTTCGAGTTCATCAGCCCGCCAAGCTGATTCTGCACCGTCTCCTGGGGCGTCACCGACCGATAACGAAACCCCCCGGACGGATTCATGAGCGGGTCCTGATGCTCATAGTTCGAGTCCGGGTTGAGCTGGTTGCTCGGGTTGTATCCCGCACTGGGAGCAATCTGATAGTAGGCCATTAGTTGCTCTCCTCACGGTTCAGAATAAACTGGATACTCAGGGCTTGGAGGACGTGCGGGTCTTCACCGAAAGTGACGTCGTGTGTGAATTCCAGGTTCAAGTTCCGGCCTTCAATCGCCATCTCGCTATTCCCCTTGGAAATAAAGGGAGTGACCAGGCCCGTCGCAATCGTGCTCAGCGAGCCCGCCTGATACGTGATTGTAGCACTCGTGATCGGGCTGTAATTCGACGAGCGGGACACGGAAAGCTGCGTGTAGTCCACCATCTGCCCATGAAGATGCAGGGTCTTCCAGGACTTGGTCTGGTACGGAATCCGCAGGTCATTCGTGTTGAGCGTGAAGGAACAGGTATACGACCATCCGTCGAAGGAAGTGCCGCGGTCCAGCTCGAAGACGAACCCATCGGCATTGTCGTTGGAACCGAAAATCCGGTCCCTGCCCAAGGATTCCGTTCCTGCACACACCACCGTCATCGTGGTATCTGCCCCGTTCAAATCGGTGTACTTCTGGATCGTGAACTGGGGAATCTCTCCGACGTTAAGGAACGTGGCTGTCAGGATATAGCTGTCGTCGAACAGCAACCGAAGCTGCCCCTTGTTCTTGACCGGAAGCACTTGGGAAATGCCCGTGCTCGCCGTCTCGAAAAACGCCGAGGTCTGGAGGCGCGGACGCAGCCAATCCCACACGTGCTCGGAAAGCGGCGTGGATTTGAAGTTTCCGTACGCCTGTACGCTATCAATCGAGGCGATGCCTTTGAACGACACAAACAGAAACTGCCCCATCGAGGCACTGCAGTATTCCTTGCTACCGATCTTGGGAGAAATAACCCCCTGGTCCGGGACCGTCGTCGGATCGTTGATATTGCCCTGCACCATCTTGACCGAATTGGCCGTGTAGACCGCCAAGGTGTAGCCGTTGAATTCCGTCAGTCCTGTGATCGGTGCGCCGAAACCCAGAGAGAAAGCAGCCGAACCGGCTCCCAAGGAGCCGTCATAGCTCAGAGGGGAAGTGCTGTCCGAAGCCGTCAGGTTTCCCGAGTAATACGCAAGCCAGAGTCGTCCTTGGAATGCCTCGACGTGCCGGGGTTTCTCGGCGGTGATCGACAGCCCCGTTAGGATGCGAGAGAAGTTCGTTCCATCGTAGTACGCACAGGGACCGCCGCCGGACACCATGAACAGGGCATCGAGTCCTGCCGATGCGAAGAAGTTGTTGACGGTGTGCTGGTACTTGGAAACGATGGGCTTGTCGATGGTCGAGGTATCCGCCAAAAGCGCGCCCCAGTCCATAACATTCTTTTCGGCGTACGTCGAGGTCTTCGCAATCAAAGTGGACCCATCCGCTGCACCCCCATCAGGGGATAGGGCCGGATTAGCCGGATACGTACGAATCTGCTCTCCACCTTGAATGGTTCGACCGGTCCCAACTCCTGACAGGTACAATTGCCCCGCAGCACTGGACGTCGAATAAGCACCCGATTGCACATAGGCCGCGACTACGTTCGCCGCGACAGCGCTGGTTCCGTTCCAGAAGTAAATCTTCGAGGAAGGAGGAAGATAGTGCACCCGGATACGGACGGAAGTGATATGCGCCTCGGCTCCGCCTGCTCCCGTTACCGCAACCAGCTTCGCGCCCAATTGAACACCGAAGTCCGACGAGTAAATCTTGTCCGTCGTGACGTTCGAGGCACCTAGAAGTGCCTGCTTCCCACCGTAGGACACCGTGTTCCAGTTGGCCGGCGTGTTGTCAGGCTTGACCGTCGTGACCGTCCAAGGAGTAACGGCGTCGCCGAATCCTTGAGACAGGTCATCTCCCAGCCCCAAGACGTGCATCTTGTCATCGACTACCGTAATGGCAGAAAAACCGGACCGATAGGCTTTCTTCACCACCTCGATTTCAATGCCAGTGATGTAGGCCCCCGAAGGAATGTCGGCCGTCGTGAAGTTGAAGCCTTTCACGCGGACGGTATTCTTGAACCCAGAAGCCACTGACGTCGCGCCTTGCCATGCGTACGTCGCGTCGTAATCCGGAGTCGCCCCGTCATCCAATTGCGGCCAGTAGGAAGCCGGAGACGTCACCGGTTCGGTGGTCCACGGGTTGTTACCGATATTCGGATCGTCTGCCGTCGGCACTTTCCAATCGGTCGTCTGGATCAGGGTCGAAATATCAGCATTCTGAAGGGCCGTGTTGAGCGGCTGAAACTCTGCCGTTCCCCCGTTCGTGAAGGCCACATTCCAGCCGAGTTCCTGATGCTGCCAGGACTGAGTAGACGGAATGACGCCACGAGTGCCTACCGCCTTGTACAAGCCTGCTCCAATAGCATCGACACCCACGGTAACGATGTTCGCTACGGTCGCGTCCAGGCGCGTGTGGTTGCGAATCGCAAGTCCAGAAGACATCGTTCCCGTCGTGTTGTAGAACGACATCGTTCCCGCGGCGTTGTTACCTCCGTCGAAGTCGCCTGTAATGGGTCCGATCCGAACAAGGTAACCTTTCCAAGTGGCCGTGTTGTAGGTGGCGCCCTGGAACAGCTCATCCCCCAGAGTCGGTTTGTTCGTGCCCGAATCGAACGAGGCCGAGAGGTAGTCTCGACAGGCGTAGAGAAAGTCCTTGTACC